ACATTGAAGATCAGATCACTCCCCCTGTGATTAATCTTCCTCTTCCTTGGGCTCCTCCTACCCCTCCTCCAACACCTAACACACAGGAAAACAATTAATTATGAAAACAATTCAACCTGTAAGTATCTGGTTTAACGGCGAGGTAAAGCAGGCCACTATCCTAGATGCCTATGTTGTTAACCTACAACTAGGGAGCTCTGCAACTTTTTTGTATACGTTAGCAGCGGTAGGTATAGGGCCTATAGCTACTGGTAACATCGTTATGACTGGTACAGACTATCAGAATTGGGATCAGGACTCCTTTGCTTGGGATTGGGTTGCCAATAAGTTAGGGCTCGTCATCACAGGTGATGTGCAAAACCAAGGGGCATAAATTTTCTTAAATAGGATTGTGTTACATATCTTTGTGTAAAATCAATATCTATGTTAGATTTCAACCAAGCATTGAAGGGGTTAGACGGAACAGAAGTAAAGGACATGGACGGATCGTCCATCACCCTTGGTAAGCTTTTGTCTTCCCAGCTCGCTTCTGCAAACAAAGGAGATGCACTGAAAATGTTTACATGGGCACAGAAGTGCTACAGCGGAGAAGCTCTTGACCTCGATCCGAGTGATGAGTCTACCCTGAAGGACTTCATTAAAAGCAACGAGGCTTTGACCGTACTTGCTAAGGCTCAACTATTAAGTGTATTTAAGTCCTAAACTATGGCGAACAGTCTGGAAAGGGTTAAGTCTTGGTTAAGCCCTATGATTATCTCCGGATTTGGATTTGTACTGTGGAGTCTTCTACAGGAAATTAGATCAGATGTAAAGTCGCTACTCCAAGCGGAGGCAGCCACCACAATCAAGATCGAGAATCTAGAACGAAGAGTTACGGCAACTGAAACTTTCCTAGCCCAGAACAGACTGTTCGCTATTAAACCAGAAGAAATTGAACTACCTAACCCAACTAGCAAATAACGTAACTAAGGGGTGGAAATCATCCCTGATCGGTGTGGCGATTATTATCGCTGCCCTCGTTAGTGTATTCGCTAAGGATGTGTCTTGGGTAGATGCGACAGTGGCTATCTCAGTTGGCATCGGGCTATTGTTTGCTCCTGATGATGCCATCAAGAAAGCCAATAAATGAAATACCTTGTACTGATAACTTGTCTTATAGTAGCCTGCAACCCAGTAAAAAGAGTCCTAAAAGACCCATTAAAACTGGACGAGGTTGCTCAGGAGGTTATCCGTCGGGGTTATTGTGTCAATGACACTACTGTAATTACAGAGACAAAGGATAGCGTTATCTACCGTGATTCTATTATAGAGAAGGTAGAGCGTATTCCATGTAAGGATTTTGATACAACCATTGGGCGTGCCCGAATTAAAGTTAGCTCGGGGGTACTAACATACAGCGCCAAGGATTCAATAGTATATAGAAATAAGGTTACTACTAATACGGTAAGGGATAGGGCATATGAGAGCATATTGCTATATGACGTCCGTATGCTCAAGGATACCCTAGCTAACGAGAGGGCTGCCATGACTACCCTGTCTGCTGAGTACAAAGCCTACAAGCTGGACTCAAGAATTGACCGGGCGAAATTGTGGCTATTGATCGTAGCTATTGGGATATTTGCATTAAGAAAACAAATCTCTTCTGTATGGCGCTTTTTCATGTAATGGCTGCGAAGGATGGTAAGCACGCTTGGAAGGCTACCGGCACCAACCCAAAGACTGGTCGTGAGATGACCTTGAAGGGTGGTGAGGCTAAGCACCGTGGCAAGTGGGGTACAAAGGGTGGTAAGAGCGAAGGTCAGGTTAAAAGTTTCTTTGCCCGCCACGCCAAGAATGATAGCCCAGTTGCATTTATCAATGCGCTTAATTGGAAGAGAGGAAGCCAGATTGGCAAGAAAGTTAATATCCCTAATAGTAAGTTCTGATGAATATCAATGATGTCCATAAAACAATTCTGTACTTTGTCAACAAGGAGCAGAATGCATTTATCACCCCAGCGGAGATAGATCTTGTATTGGACAAAGCTCAACTGGTGCTGTTCAATCAGTACCATACAAACCCAAAGTTGCCATCAAATGTGCAGGCTAAGAACTATGGGGATTCTCAGCGTATTGATGACGCGCTAAGTGCGTTCAAATCTAAATACACATTCACTAGTTTAACTTCACCATCTGGTGTGGTTACTCTTCCTGCTGATTATATGCATTTGATTTCACTGTTCACTACGGTGTATAATGCGCAGCTCGGGAGAAATGTATACTCTTCTGTTCAGGTAATGAACGAGGAGGAGTTGATTGAGAGATTAGAGTCTCAGGTAATCCCTGTTACTGCTGATGATCCAATCGCAATTATGAATAGTCAGAATAGAATTCAGCTATTCCCAGAGGCGCCTGCTACTGGTGGTGTTTATTATTTTAAGAGACCTGCTGTTCCTGTTTTCGGATACACACAGTCTGGTCGTACGATCACATATAATCCTCTTACCTCTACTCAGCTTGAGTGGAGAGATGCTGACATTATGAATATCATTGTTATTGCACTCTCTTACTACGGGTTGAATATGTCTAGTGAGATGATTGCACAGTTTGCTAATGTTAAAGAAGTACAAGGTCAATGACAACTAAATATAAAATAGCGGAGCAGGTGCAGCGTTTGCTTAACGGCAATCCTGTTGTTAGTGGTCGTTTCAACCTACATGAAATTAAACTTCTTGTAGCGCAGGTAGCGAATCAGTTGTTGAAGGCGGATCACTTCTCTGTTAACATGCCAGAGGGTGATACTATCCCCACTAACTGTATGGTATACACCTACGACAACGTGCCTGTTACTACATACAAAACTACATTCAGCAAGGCTACACTACCATCCATACCAATTGGTCTTCCAAGAAATATGGGTGTGCTACATGTATCTAAGATTGATGCAATCGAAGAACCTTTTATCCCGATCCCTACTAGCATGTATGGTATCATCAAGCCACAGGATTTGCTTGGCGAACTGTCTGGTCTTATTGGGTATGAGGTTGTTGGTAAGGATATCATCTTTACAAAGAATCTACCCGGCATGAGTGTTAACTCGGTATATATTAGATTGGTTGGTGTTGATCTTAGCACTGTATCTGATTATGAGACGCTGCCATTAACTGCTGATCTAGAGGGACAGATTGTTACGCAGGTATATAACATACTTGTTCAGACTCCATCTGGAGAGAATAAATTAGATGAAAGAAAATGAAAGTAAGTACACTAGATAAAATCGTAAGGGGCGCTCTCGCTGACAGGAATTACCCAATGCATTGGTATTTACAGTTTATGACCTATGCGGTTTCTTGTCTGCGTGAGTTGAACTTTGATGTGCTTCAAAATATCAAGAGTGTTCGCTTACCAATCAATTCATATAAGGCTGCCACACTCCCTGTAGACTTCGTGGATTATATCAGGGTCGGTAATGAACTCGGCCAGTACATATATCCTTGGGGGGAGAAGAGAGATTCCTTTAATCGTTTAAACAAGTTTGATTCACAAGGAAACAAAATCCCATATGGAGACATCGAAGCAGCCAATGGAATACTTCCTAATAACTGGGAAGGGTTCTGGTATACGAATTATATTAACGACAAGGGTGAGCATCTGGGACGTATATTCAATAACATCCCGGGCTTTAGAGAATCCTTTGTTATCCTCAGAGAGCGTGGTGAGATCCAACTAGATGTAAGCTACTCTGGGCAGTTTATCGTTATGGATTACATATCTGATGGTATGTTACTTAACGCTTCAAATTCGGTTCATCCTTATGCGATCGAGACGATCAAGGCATATATATTCTGGAAGATGAAAGAGCATGGTAGACAATTCAATCTTAGCGAAAGACAACTTGCTAAGGATGAGTTCTATAACCAGCTCCGCATCCTCAGAGCGAGAATGAATACTATTGACACACTGGATATCCGTCGTAGTCTACAAGCTTCGTACGGTCCTGTGATAAAGAATTAATAATGCCTGTAGTTAAAAAAATATTTACCGGGGGAATCAATTCGGACGATGCCTCCTACTTGGTAGATCCTAAGGAATACCTTAACGCCGTCAACGCCAGATTTATTACATCTGAAAGCGGAGAGGTGGGTAAGGTTATGCCTGTTGAGGGTACTACACTAAAGGCACAGACAATAAATTCTGTTGGTACTACTATACCATTTGTACTTCCAGCTGGTACTAATCAGGTGATTGGTGCTGTTGAGGATGCTACAAAAAGAAGAGTGGTATGGTTTGTTTGGAATAGCTTGGGTAGCCATGCTATCTATTGCTATGATGCAGACACGGATCGTGTGTATAAGGTATTAGAAGATGTTGATGTAACTGGCGGGTTAAGCTTCCAGCAAACTAAGTTTATACACTCATGTTCTATTGCATATGGTGTGCTTTATTGGACAGATAATAACTCTCAGCCTAGAAAAATCAACATAGAGGCTGGGATTAAAACACATCATCCAACATTTGTAACAATACAAGAACCTTATACAACTCCTTTAAAAGAAACAAATATAACTATAATTAGGCCACAGCCTACATACCCGATGAGCTTTGCTTATGTGGTAGACCTTAACGTGAATATAGTAACTGATGGGTTTCAGGCTGCATATAGATTTGGTTATAGGGATAAAGAGTATAGCACATTCTCTATGTTATCTAGGGCATCATTGCCAACTATCGGTCTTAGTGTATTTACTGGATATGTCACATTTACGATACCATTTGCGCAAAAGATAGATCAGGACGTTCAGGTTATAGAAGCAGCTGTAAAGTTCCCGGGAAGTAAAATGTTCATACAAAAAAAGTGGGATAAAAGTAACCCACTAGATGCAGCTGCTATATTATTACATAATGCTGGCACTACTGCCTTATCGTTTAATTTTTATGGCGATTCGGTTGGTATTGCTGTAGATGATGCTACAGCATTTAAAGCATATGACGCAGTACCATTGCTTGCTGCCACAATGGAGGTAACAAAAGATAGATTATTTTTTGCTAATACAGTAACTGGCTACGATACACCATCGCCAGATTTAGCACCATGGGGATTTAGTGCACAGATAGGTTCGGCATTACCAGTACCTATTGACGGTGCTAGGGTAATGAAGTCTGGCTCTACATATAAACTAGGTATAGTCTACTATGACGAATATGGTAGAAGTTCTGGAGTTGTGGCTGGTCCAACTTTAACTGTTCCTTTTCATGGGGATCAAGGTCCTTGGTATGGCAATTGTTCATGGGCTTTCTCAATAAACGTAGGTGCTGTTATCCCTTTATGGGCTAAGCAGTTTTCGATTGTTAGAACAAAATCTAAAAAGTGTACTACATTTTTACAATTTAGGCCTAGCGATTTTAAATATATAACAAAGGATTCAAATGGAGCTTTTGTTTTTAATACCACTCCGCCTACCAATACAGCAGATGTTTATGGTATTGGATTAAAAGCGTCATCTCTATATAATACAGGGTATGGGTATAGTTTTACGGAAGGTGATCTAGCGCAGGTTGCCGGCACTGGCGGCACATTCACACTTAATGTTCTTAATCAATATTCGGATTATATAATTGTAAAATACAATTCTAGCTTAGGTACTCCAATCCAAGCCGAAATATATACTCCGCTTCCATCAACATCTACTGAATATTATTATGAAGTTGGGCAAAAGTATGATGTATTAAATCCGGGTACACCATCAAGAAGTTTTTCTGTTATTACGGGTCCTATATACGGCGATGTTTATTTAAAAAGTAGAACATACGTGTTTGGCGCTTCTGTTATTACTAAGTATTACGAGGTGATGAATATGTCAGATCAGGATTGGAAAAACTGGTATACTGATGCTGGTAGAGGTGTGACTGAATTGTTTGGCAAAGTTATAAGACAAAGTACAAACATTTGTTTTAGTGAGCCATATACTATTGGTGTTAACGGACTTAGTTCTTTTAATGCGCTAGATGCTAATATATTGCCTAATGAATTAGATTCTATACAAAAAATAATCTCTACCTCAAAGTCTGAATCGCAAGGCGGTGTGCTGCTTGTAATAGGAGAAAAAGAAACTGCGTCTCAGTATGTTGGTGAGACCCAATTATTTGATAATACTGGTTCATCATTCGTAGCCAAGAGTTCGGGGGTACTTGGGAATCTTAATGTGTTAAAGGGTTCGTACGGTACGCTACATCCAGAGAGTGTCTTTGGATTTGGTGAAGAGGTGGTATTCTTTGATGTTAATAAGGGTAGTGTTGTTAGATATAGCGTGAATGGATTAACGCCAATCTCTGACAATAAGATGCGTAAGTACTGGAGAAAGGTAGGTCAGGATATTATGGGGTACTATAAAGACCCTACGGTGCACAACCAGATGAATCCTAATATGCCTATGAAGGTATTGGGTATGGTTGACCCATTCAATAATGAATACCTGATGTATACGCCTAATATGAGTACAACCTCTAAGGCTGGCTACATTCAGGATGTAAACAACATATGTACGTTGTATAATTATACCTTCCCAGTTGGCGCTACTAGTATGCTGTACACACTCCCTCTTGTACCCGGTACAATGTATTACTTCGATACCCTTTGGAGAGAAACTACTGTAACATACAATGGGCAGGATCTTTTTACAAATCCATATTTCATCGCTGTACCCGGTGTTAATCAAATACTTATATCATCGCCGACTCAGTTTAGTGGTGACTTTACCCTATGCGATGTAATGAAATCATATTACGATACCTATGATGGTAATGGCGGTATTGTAAGCTTTAGTGTTGACATAGACAAATGGGTAACCAAGTATAGCTATATACCAGAGTGGATGTGCAACATTGTAAACAGACTAGCTTCGTTTAAGAATGGTAATCTGTACATACACAATGGCGCGTATAACTCGTTCTATGGTAGCGCTGCTGATACGATCATGGTTGGTATGCATAATGATAACGGCAACAGTATCAAGGTTTATGATAGCGTGGCATTAGAGGGTGACTCTCCAAGAATGGTTCACTTCAGAACTGAAGATCCTAATGTGCAGAGTACCAATCTGTTATCTAGTGAACTAGTCGATAAGGAGGGTGTGAAATATTCGCCAATACTAAGAGACAGGCTTAGCCCTAATGTGACTGGCACTTACGATCAGAAGATGTGGAAGGGTGATAAGCTTCGTGGTGAGGTTTGTAAGTTCACGGTTATCTATAGTCCTGCTGGTAATGCCACAGAACTAGAGTTTGTGAACATAGGATTTAACAGTAGCAATGGACAAACTGTGTAAAAATATATGCTGGTTTATCCATTAAAATACAATATATTAACGAAATTTGCAAATACTTAGATTATGGGTTTAGAACAAATTTTAACTAAAGCGACTCCAGTAGGGCTTGGAGTTGGGTTAGCTTCAAATTTAGCTCAAGGGGTCTTTGGTATATTCCAAGGCGCCAAGATGTTAAAAGAGGCTAAGAAAATTAAACCCGTATGGGAGCAATATAAAACAAGCCCATACGCCTCCGCTGCTTTAGGATTAGCGCAGACAACTATGGGTGCTAGAAACCCAGCCAAAGCAGCACTTGAAAAACAAATGCTTGCAACTCAGGCTAACATTCTAGCCTCTGGTCAAAGAGCTGGTTTAACTCCAACTCAACAGGCACAGATGGCGCTTTCATCCCAAGGCCAGATGGAGCAGGGTATTGAGAAGCTCGGGGGGATGGATATGGCCTTTCAACAGCAGAACAGAGCTGACTTATATAGAGCATTGGATGCGATGACTGGTGAGGAAAGGATGAAGTTCCAGTCTATGGCCATGAAATTCGATAGAGATCAAGCACAGAGAAACGCTCTTAGAAGTGCTGGTCAGCAAAATATTACTGGGGCTATAGGAAGAATTGGGGCTGCGGGATATGGAACAGCTAGATTAGGTAATCCAAATTTATTTGGTAGTGGTAATTCAGAAAAATCGAGTGGTTGGGGATTTTCTGATTTCATGAGTTCAGTGTTAGGAAGTGGCAGTCAAAGACCAAGCCCTTGGGGTGATTAAATAAAAGAAATGGCAGAGATAAGACCCATACAATTCGAAACAGAATCACTCCAAATGCTATCAGCTCTTGGTGACATCCAAGAGAAGAGAGAGATTCTTGAGCGTCAAAGAATGCAGGAAGAGATCAAGCAGAAGCGTGAGCTAATGGATATGATCGATCCAATGACGCTTAGTAAGGATTTAGAATCAGAGGTGGTTAACGCAAGAATGGGTCAGCTTAAAGATGGTATTGCCTCTTTCATAAAGAACAATCCTAACCATAGCAGTGATGAACTTAGATATGAGATACAGAAAAACTTATCTGATTTAGCTCAATGGAATGCAAAGGTTAAAACAATCAAGGCAAATATTGATAAAGCATTTCAAGCAATGCCACAGGATAAGACTGTTAACAAGTCTGCTTGGAGGAGCGCTGCTATATCAAGAGCTTTGTACAATCCTAATACTCGTTCATTAAAGAACATTGATGAGCTTGATGATCAGTATGATTTTGTTTCTGATGTATGGAATAATAGAGGTGATGTTTTAATCAATATGGATGAGGTTGGCGCTGAACTAAAGAAGAGAATTAAAGACCAGCCACTGGTAAAGATGGATGTCACAGTTACTAAGCCAGTTGGAAAGGTTAAAAAGACTGTACAAGAAAGAATCGAAATCCCATCGTTTGCTACTTGGGATTCTGTTAAGAATAAGATTGTATTAAGGACTGATAAGAATGGTGATTTAGATCAGGATGTATATACTGATTTTATTGGTCAGCCCGGGTCTGCCAATGATAAATTCGTTAGTAGAAAGGCAAAGGACTTGATCCTGTCAGGGAACGCTGGTGTTAAACCAGAGGATGTATTCAACCCAGATGGATCTGTTAAGGATGAAGATGCATACCTTAAAGCTAAGAAGAAATGGGCTGGTAGTTATCTATATAATAACTCTCCTATCACACGTATAGAAAAAGATATTACTCAGCCAGCAAGAGTAACTGTAGTTACACCGGGTCAGGAAGCTGCTAAGTCTGGTTTAGATTGGATGAATAGAATGGATAAAGCTATTCAATCAAAAGATACTAATGAAGTAAAAGGCTTAATCCAGTCATTCTATGGTGGAAGCGGCAAGTCTGTACAAACTTCAGATGTTATTGGGAACAAAGTTGTAGTATCATACCAAGGTCCAAGGGATACAAGAGATTTAATAAAAGTAGGGGATAAGATGGTATGGAATCCAAATTATGGCAAGTCTTCAACTGAGAAAATTGAGATTGATATAAATGACCCTAATGCCATACGTAAAATGGCTGGACTATACCAAACTGTTATGGGTGCAGATAAGTTGGTTGAAGGATTTGTTGTAAACAGAAAGACTAAATTACCATAAATAGATATTAATGGCTATCAAATATTTATACTCAGGTGAAATTTTCAGCCCAGAAGAAGTAGAAGCTGCTGCGTCGAAAAGAAACATGAGCACGCAAGATTACGCTAAGCAGTTTAATATTGAAGGATATGAGGATATTTATGAAAAAGATGGTAATGATGTAGCTTTAGAGCAGATTATTAGTGACGCTAATAAGTCTAATTTAAAGGTCAGTGATTTTATCGCAGCTAATAATTTTAAAAAAAAAGCCTTATCGATACCACAAGACCAGTCTCTATTAACTGGTACACCAAATGTTGGAGAAAATTTAAAGGCTGGTTCCCAATCACAATTACAATCAGGATCGGTAGTTGAGCCGATAGACCCAAAGAAATTATCTAGGGATAGGGTAAAGCTTTTGTCTGATCTTCAAAAGGTAAAAGATAGCCCATCACCTGATAAGTCTACAATGGATGAGTTTGGCGCACAAATTATATATACGCCAAGGACTGATGAGATCAACTCTATACAAAAACAAATAGACGAATTAGACAGCAAGCTTACTGGTGCTGGGTATAGAATCGAGGATTACCAGACATTAGCGAGTATCCCAGACTGGGTTAGCGCTGAAGGTGGTTGGTCAAGCCCAAAGAATATAGCTAAATATTCATCAGAGAACCCTGCTTGGGGTAATAGATTTAAATCAAAGGTTAGCGCAATGGATGCATTCATATCAATGAATGACTACCAAGGTGCAAAGCAGCTACAGGATTTGCTAGTAGCTAAATATGGGCAGCAAAGTAGTGTTGCAAACTTAGATGGCTCTATTAAGATGTTAGAAAGTCTTATTGATAGTAGAATCCCAGATAAGAAGCAGGAAGTAAAAAGCTATATCAATCAATATCTAAAGCCAGAGTTTAACAGATTCCTCCCTGATTTGAATAAGCAGAACATGGAGGCTTATAAACTTGATGAGGATCAAGAAGCAGCACTGCAGGAAATGAAGTTGCTAGATCCAGCTAAGTATGAAGATACTGTAAAGATGTTGGCTGTTCCTTATAAGCCTGTTACTGGTGAACTAAATAAGCCACTCTTACAGTGGGACCTTGATAAGCAAAGAGGACTCGAAAAGGTTAGATATGATCTAAAGGTAGCCGGTAGGAATAACGCAATAAACTACTCTTACAGCAGGCTATATGACTGGAGAGTTAAATACGACAAAGCCACTACCGATGAAGAAAGGTCAAATGCTGCTATACAAATGGAGCAGTGGCAGAATAGAATAAATACAATATCGGAAGAAGCCAAGAACGATAGTAAGAATTACCCATTATACTACGAGGATCAGAACAAGAGGGCTGCTACAGAACTATTAGATGACCCAGACTTTAATCCCTTTACATATGCTTGGAAGGCAGCAACTAAAAAGCTAAAGAATACGGCTGAGGGGATTGGAGAAGTAGCAATGTCTCCTATAAATGCTGTAGCATCTATGCTAATAGGGCCAGAGTATAAGGGAGCTAAAATGGCTACCAAGATTGGTGAGGCGCAAGCTGAAGCTACAGAGGAGTACTTACCAGCTAGTCTACAGTACGTTGATCCCGGAACTATTATAAGCCCTAACAAAGAACTTAAAGCTTTTGCAGATAAGGTTAAAAGCTCAGATAAAAGTGATGATGAGAAAAGAAGTGAGATTGAGACTTATCTAAAAAATAATCCAAACTCGTTCGAGCATATAGAGAATCCAAATGCAGGAGAAAGAAAAGGTATATTCTCGATGGCATCACTATATGCAAACGTAAAAACAGTTGCAGATATATCAGCACTAGCTGGCATAGGCGCAACTGCTAGGGCGTACAATGTATTAGGGCCAACCATGTCTGCTACATTGCCATTCTATATGGATGTGCAACAAGAAGCATATAAGCAAAGGATTGCAGCTGGTGAGAATTCATCTACAGCATACCAGAACTCTGTAAAGGATGGTATGGTTGTAGCTGCCGCTACATTGATATCTCCAATACATAAGATTGCATCTGCAGCTTTAGGTAAAGCAGAAAGCTCTGCAATAAAAAATACTATTGGCGGATTGACAGAAGCTGAATGGAATGCTATCACATCTAAGTATAATAGATATGTTGTTGCTGGTTCGAACTCTTTAAAAGCGATGGCTAAAGAGGGAGCAAAGATGGGGTTAGTATATGGGGCTGGTACTACTATTGGTCAGGAGTTATTAGAGATAACGCCAGATAAGAAAGATATAAAAGAAGTAGTTCAGAATGGAGTGTATTCAGCATATGATATGTTGACTAACTCAGCAATGCTACTTGGTATTACTGGTATAAATAACTTCAAATCTGTAAGCCCACAAGCTAAATCTAGCATATATGCTATGGCTAATGACCATCTTGGTGCCAAGGCTTACTTTGACTTCTTACAAAAGAATGGAACAATAAGTGAAGAGTCTGCTACACAAAAGAAGGCTGTAGTAGATAAGCTTGTTAGCGTGTTAAGTCAAGTTCCAACGAGAGATAAGAATGGTAAAATATTAACTGAAGAGCAAAGAGCTGGTTATTTATACAGAGCTTACCAGAAAAATCAGGCTGCTGAATTATCTAAGTCTATGCCAGATGAAACTAGAGTAGAGATGGAGGCCAAGGCTAAAGAGATGGACGCAGATAATGCAAAGATTATAAATGGAACTTTAGAGACTGATATTGCAGAGGCGCCAAAGCCACAAGTACTAGAGGTAGACAAGCCAGCAATTACAAGCAATACTGCTCAAGAAGTTTCAAGAGTTAAATCATTAACTACAGAGGCAGAGGATGGAGCGACGTTTAATTTAGATGGTAAGAAGTATGAAGGCAAGGGGTTAATCATCCCAGTGCTTTCAGAGAATACTACCATAGAAGAACTAACTCCACAAAAGGTAGCTGACTTTGTAGAGGCTAATAAGGCTAAGCTCGGGGGATCAACTAAAGCTGGTATATATAAGTTCCCTAATTCAAACAAAGTATCTATCGATTTAAATATCGTAGTAGATCCTAAGTATAGAGATATCGGATTAGAGTTCGGTAGAAAGGCTGGTCAGGAATCATTATTTGATTTGGATACATTTGAGAATGTAAAGACTGGTGCTGACGGTAAGAACCCAATGAAGTTTAGTGATGAGCAGTTTAGCGAAATCAGTAAGGCATTATCTGAGGGTAAGATGCCTAATGTGTTTGGTGAGATGGCTGAAGGAGTTACCGCTGAGACTGCCAAGGCAATAGATACCACTGGGATGAATGATGTACAGAAAGGTGTTGTTGCTGATGCACCTAATGTGCTATCCGCTATTACTCCGGTAATGGGTGAGGCTGGCAAGAAGCCGCAATTATTTACATATAAAACAGATGCTGAATATGGTAAGGCCGTAGAAGGTGCTGGCGGTAGTAAAGAAGATTCTACCACAAAAGGCTTCTATATGGATTCCGATGGTAGCATCCACATAAATTTAAATAGGGCTACTCCTGAAACAATGATGCACGAAGGATTCCATCCGGTGCTAAATTTGCTTGCAGAGAATAAGCCAGAGATTGTAAAAGAGTTGTTTCGCCAGTTAGATACTATCCCTGTTGCTAAAGCCATGATCGATAAGGCTAGGGCTAACTACATGGGGGATGTAACACAAATGAAAGAAGCTATTACAGACTTCAATGCTCGTGTTGCTAAAGGTGAGATTAAGTTAGATGCTACTACATTTGAGCAGATAAAACAATTCTTTATTGACTTGATGAATAAGCTAGGCTTCTCAATCGAAGGGCAGAAGATAGCTAATATGAAAAATGCAGCTGAGTTAAAGAATGTTGCTGAGTTAATACAAAAAGCATTTACTACTGGTGAGGCTATTAAAGGAACAGAGATCAAGGATATACAGTCTGCTATTGAAAAGGCTAATCAGAAAAGAGTTGAAACTGGGGAGATGTCGGCTGGTGAGAAGGAAGGTGGTTTAATGTTTAGCCGTACTGATTATGGTACATCTGGTATTACTAAGAAGCCGGCATTAGATAAGGATGAATACAAAGCGGAGGTTGCTTCAGGTCGCATATCTGTAGTAGACCCATATAAGTCATTGGAAAACAAGAAGTTCGCAATGACATTCCCTGATGATTTCTTTACTGGTACTATAGAAGTTAACGGTGAGCCTATCGGGTATGGTAATGGCGGTGTATTCTATACTGCTAAGCATGGTAAGCGTGGTGATGCATGGGCATCCGTAAGTGAGGGATCTGCTTCTAACTTCGTAACACAGGCTAATAAATCACTTGAAGCAAATAATGGAGAAGGGATTGTAACGATCGTGAAAGGTGATGATATGAAGCATAAGACATCACTTGAGTCTAAGGTGTCTTTTGTAAATACAATTCTAAAGTATGCTGAGAAGACTGGCGATACTACTGGAGTAGTAAAGGCTATTAAGAGTGCGTACAATTTAGGTAATGTAAAAGACCCTGCTAAGATTATTGAGTACTTTAACAACTACCTTGCATCTGGGCGGGCTGAATCTGGTCAGAGAATGGTTGATGCTGGTGTATCATTTGATACATTTATGGCTTCAATGATTAAGGAAGCAAGACCAGTTGTCACTAAGATGATGCAGGATATGGGTTACAAGGGCGAGAATTTCTTTGATGGTACACAACTGAAGAAAGGTATAGAGCTTGCTACTACTAAGGGTTTAAAGAATGTATACTCTGATCTATTAAGAGAAGATTTCTTGAAGGATGTAAAACCCGGTTCTGCGTATGCGGCTATTAAATTCACGAGCCCGCTGAAATTTGAAAAGGACCCAACCCATCCTTCGTACCCATATGTTATAAGAACTGTGGATGGATCGCCAGTTAAACTAGAAGTATTTGATAAGACATTTAATACTTATGGTAAAGATGTAGCGATTACTGGTCGTAAAGGAGATGAGACAAAAGCGTTTGGTGTAGCTACAACTGTAAGTCCTGAGTTTAGTATTAAGCCAGAGTCTAAGGGTAGTGCATCTGAAGTGTCGCTTAGCGAATCTCTTACAGGATATGAGGCATTTAAAAAGCCAGAGTTTTCTAGAACCGGCCCACAAGCTATGGCTAATAAAATAATAGTTGGAGACGAGGATATATCATTTGTATTAGACTATGTATCTACCCCTGCTAACTTACTTCGGACATTGCAGGGTGCAAATACATCTAACAAATTTTTTGACTTTAATAGAGATGTTAGAAAGCCAATTGCAGACCAAATACAAAACGATTTAGAGTTCTGGAAAAAAGAACTTTCTAGTATTAGCCCAATAAATAAAGAAGGAGATCTAAGCCCTATAAAAGTAAACAGAATTAATAAGGCGCAAGATAGAGTTGATGCACTGCAGAATGCTCTTGATTCATGGAATAATAATGCCTTCTCTATTACAGATATATCATTAAATAATTATAAATTACAAACCTCACAGCCAGAATTCTCTAGAGAAGATAAGACTGCTAAAGATATTATATCTGAGAATATACAGATAGGAAAGCCTGAAAGAAAAGGTGCAGTAGCTAGATTTATTGAAACAGTTGGCGATAAGAACTTTGATGTTAACTGGATGGATAGAGTAAAGCGTGAAATGCTTGACTCATTATCAATATTTAATAAAGCTGCTGATCGCGCGAAAGGTATAAGAGGACTTGATGAAGTGCTGCCTGCTAATGATCCAATGACATTGGTTAGATTGCTTAATGGTTTTGATGCATCATTTAACTCTGCAATGAATGAGGGAATGTTTAATGCTAAGCTTGAGCGTATAAAATCTCAGGATGGTAGCAACATGAATATTGACTGGTTAATGGACCCAATAAGCAAAATGAGCAAAGGCTCAAAAGAGGGGTATAATCAGGCAGTTAAAGATGTAACTTCTTACATGGTTGCAAAAAGAACTGTTGAGCTTAGTAAGAGATTTGACAGGGAAGAGATGATTAGTGGTATAGGCAAAGACAATGTTACTGATCTTGAAATAGCAAAGAAAGCTTTAGAAGATTTTAATAATGATCCTAATAAAGCTGAGATAGAAGATGCTGCTAAAAGATACCAAGAGATGGCTGATGCTGGTCTCCGTTACATGGTTGATAAGGGTAGACTTGCAGAAGAGATTAGAGATAAAGATGGCAATCTAATTGGTGGCTATAAGTTCATTAAAGAAAACAACCTTGAGTATGTGGCTATGCAGAGATTGAATGAGACAGAGGTTGGGGAGCCTATTGAATTTAATATTAAAAAAGGTGGTCAGGTTGGTAGTGTATCAGAGCCAATTAAAAAGATTAAAGGATCTGAGAAAAAAATACAAGACCCATACGTATCTTTATTAGACAACACAAATAGAATGATGAAAGAGGCTAATAGGAATGAAGTGCTTCTTTCATTTAGGAATCTAATTGAGAATGAGCAAGATCCACAATTAAGAAAAGATCTTGAAAGCATAGGTAAAAAAGTTGGTAGTAAAGACAAAGAAACTATTACGGTATTTGTAGACGGTAAACCAGAGTACTGGAAATTCCAGCAAGATATTTATACTGCCTTAAAGGGATTAGACAGTGAGGCGTATAAGCTACCTACATTTTTAACAGTGTTGCCTCAAGTTCTTAGATGGACTGTTACTAGATTCCCTACGTTTGCAGCTAGAAATATTGTCCGTGACTTTCAGTCAAGACTCATACTATCTAATGCTAATCCTTGGGAGTCTGTTAAAAGAAGTATTACTACTGCTGATAAGTGGGATGAGGCTGCTCGTACTGGCGCCCTTAATGCTGGTATGTATACACAAGGGAAAGAGATGTACTACGAGCTTATGAGGGATGCATCTAATAAGATTGTTAAGGAAGGTAGCTTTGTTGTAACGCCAGATAAATTAAAGTCTCTATGGAACACATATGAGAAAGCTTTATATAAATCAGAGACTACAGGGCGTGTGTCAGAATATGAGGCTTCGTTCAATGAGGCTAAGAAGAAGGGCATGGATGATTACAATGCCATGCTTTATGCAGGTTCAAGGGCACGCGGATTAATTGATTTTGCTGTGGCTGGTAATACAATGAAAGTAATCAACCAGTTAATCCCATTCAGTAATGCTGCTGTACAGGGTCTTCGTTCTGCAGCGATGAGAGCGAAAGAAAATCCATCTGGATTTGCCATGCGTATTGCACTGTTCTCACTTATACCAGAGATTGCCGTATATAGTTTGTCTAGAGGAGATAAGGATAAAGAGAAAATGTATGAGTCACTACCTGATTGGCAAAGAGATATGTTCTATAATATATACATGGGCAACAATAAGTGGCTAGCAGTACCAAAACCATTTGAGCTTAGTTTATTTGGTAGTGCATTGAATAGGGGGATGAGTTACGCTGAAGGTAATAAGAAAGCATTTGATGGATTTGCTGGTACGACTTACAAATCACTCATGCCTATAGAGGGCACGGATATCGCAGGACCTTGGCAGAAAATGTATGAGGTGAGCGCCAACTATGACTTCTTTAGAAGAAAAGAGATCATTCCTAGATCGCAGTCAGCTTTGGATATGTCACTTCGTGATACAGAAAGTGCTTCTAGGATTGGTAAAGTTATTGGTGATCTAATGAAGGCAGACCCAAGAATGGTTGACCATTACATTAAAGGGCAGTTCTCTTACTTTGGTAAGGCTGCCTTGGAATTATCAAATATGGGTAGACCTAAAGGTGAGGCAAGCGATGAGTTTAAATTATCTGAGAAGTCTGGATTTGTAAAAGATAACTCAGCATACGTATCTAAGCCTGTACAAGAGCTTAGAGATTTCACAGATAAGTGGGGGTTAAATAGCCATAGATGGATGAAGTACTTTAGAATGTATCAGAATAATTACTTCAACGAAAAAGATCCAAAGGTTAAAGAGCAATTGGGTAATGAAATGATGGACTTTGCTGAACAACTTTTGAACCTGTATAAAGAGGTTGGTATAGAAGAACTACAGAAGCAAAAAAAAGGTAAAGACTAATGCAGATATCTAAACACTTATCACTGGCTGAGGTTAGCCGTAGTGAGACAGCAAAAAGAAAAGGGATTAATAACACCCCGAGCGGTGAGCATTTAGAAAACTTTAAGAAGCTGGCGGAGAATGTATTCGAGCCCATCCGTGAGCACTTCGGTGTACCTATCCATATTAGCTCTGGGTATAGAAGTAAGGAATTGAATGCAGCAATAGGTGGTTCAGCAACATCTCAGCACTGCAGTGGTGAGGCTATCGATATTGATATGGATGGATCTGCTAGCGGGATTACTAATGCTCAGGTGTTTAATTTTATAAAAGATAATCTTAACTTTGATCAGCTTATCTGGGAGTTCGGGAGTAGCACTAACCCAGACTGGGTACATGTTAGTTACGAGACTACTGGTAAGCAGAGAAAACAAATATTAAAGGCTGTAAAGTCTGGATCAAAAACTACTTATGTCACTATTTGATGCCGTTAAACCCAACCCAGAGAAGGGGATGGTTAGAAAATATGCCACGAGCCCGCTGCCTAAGGGTAAGGGGAAGACGCTGACTGATCTATCAAAAGAGATTGGTAAGGAGCTTGGCATCAACCCTAACATGCTGGCTTCCAGTTCATTAGTAGAGGGCGCTAATATCCTATTCAACCCAAAGGCTGGTGGTGAATCCTCTGCCTATGAGATTGCTGCAGAGGGGGGCATGGTGGATCGTAGTAAATACCCAGTGGATGCATTCCTTCTTGCTGGTCTAGATAACTTTGGACCTATGGCTAACAAGCTAAAGAGCAAGGGGTATCTTCCAAAGGATGTAGACTTCCAAGTTTATCCTGCATGGAATGAGCAGACTGAGAAGAGCATCGCAAAGTTTGACAGATCGGGGAACATAACAGAATATATAATGCCTAAGGATCTAGTAGATAAGGCATACTTCGGCACTGGTAAGGAAAGACAAGCTGCCGTGCAGGGTATTAATAGCAGGCTAAAATCAAAAGGAATAGAGCCAGTCCAGACTGTAGCATTTGCTAACAGTGAGGATATGATCAAGGCAAAGGGCGCCTATCTCAGAGAGCTGCAAGATGAAACACTAGCCTATGCAAAGAAGAAGGGACTGTCCCCGAAGGGTGAGGAGCTAGACTATCTTGTGATGTCTGCCTATAATGGTGGTGCCGGTGCAATGCAAGAGCTAGTGGATCAGATCAAGGCTGGCGAAAAAGAGATTACAAAGAAGGGTGGTAAGAGACAGCAAGTACACCAGAATGTAGCCAAGCGCTTAGGCTATATGGGTTACATGTCTGATCTATTCCAGTAATTATTCTGCAAACCATACGGTAGATACACCCCTGTATATACTAACGCCCATGCGTTTAAATGGCTTAGGCCATCCGTTCTCTAATATTACATTCTTATGTGGCTTTGAGTTCACCCATAGGTCTAGCAATTCGTCTGGCGTCATCGGGAGTTTCTTATCCCAGTTCATCGCTGCTATCTCATAGGCATACACGTCCATCCCCAGTAGTTCTTTGGGTTTGTTGTACATGATTCCCCACTTATCGTTCTTCCCCTCTGGTATGCATCCTCCCGTCCATCTTGGATTGTACGACCAAGTGTGTAGACTACAGGGGTCCTTGATATTGAAGTGAAGGAATAGGTCTATGCTGTGCGTCTCTGCCACATATGATAGGGAGTCTGAGTACTCTAGTGCGGTCTTCCCGTTTCTAGTTCTGTATTCATTGATCTTGTTAAATAGCTGTACCTCCTCCAGCTCTCTGGTGTGGAGGAGTAGTAGTATTAATGGTAGGATCATTGTTGGTTGATTAGTTCTTCTAACTGTTTTAATGTCTGTCCTAAGACGATACCGATCTTTAGGTTGTCGCCTTCTTCTATAGCCTTGGCTAGTGCTATGTAGATTTGTTTAAGACTTTCTTTCATGTCTTTCTTCAATTTCGTTTATGTCATAATAATAGCAGTCCCCATTTGCGCTCACCCATCTATCACTCTCAGACTCAACACATTCCAGTGTGGTGTCTACCTTGAACTCCTTAGGATCAACTGGGAACTGGTTGGTGATAAAGTTTGAATCCTTCCAGAATATTCTATTGTTTGGCTGGCACATTAGATAACCATCATCCGCCAGTAAGATATGCCCACACTTATAGTCGGTCGGCTCATCTGAGTATGAATTACTAAACCAGTCTACAGTAAATAGATAGGTCGCCCACACAGAAGTCTTATCCTTTAGTATAACCTTGCATCTCTTCTCGGCTAGATATAGATACTCAATGACACTAACATTCTCACTGAAGCAATCCCATAGCTGCTTGAAGTCGCTCTTTATATCCGTCACTGGTTCATGATAAAACAATTCAGATATTGGGACACGGCTTCTGAGCATACCGTAGTCTGTCATAATATGGAATGTTAGAATCTTTCCCGCCACACTCTGTATTGCAAAGGCGTAACAGCTGTCAAACGTGTTACTATCTGTATCCTTCTTTGTTAGCCAGCTTCTTCTAACCTTTAGCTTTAGGTTGGGGATGTTTGCGTTTAGTACATTCTGCTCTGAGGTTATCATCTGTTTTTTGTTGGAGTCCTAATAGCGGTTACTGATCCTGTCTTTTCTATCTTAATGTTGTTGAATCCTAATTCCCCCGAGCATGCCGGACATTTGAACTTCTGCTTATGCACATCACTATCCCAGACATACTCTTTTAGAGTGGCGCCACACTTACACTTATATGTTCTCGGTACTAACTTGTTTGCCATATCTTATTCATTAGTAGTTGAACTGTATGCTTTAAAGATTCGAGGTCAGAAACATTTGCAATCTTATAGTCAAAGTCCCAGTTATCTAATGCGGTCTCAGACGGATGATCATTTACTGGCCCAACACCCGGTCTGTCTATTCTAATAATCACACCACCCTTATCCTTGATAGCTTGCGCTTCATTGGGGAAACGGCAGTCTGTAAATATCCAGTGCGGTAATTCAGCAACTGGAGAACCGTTGCCATCATATCCATAGATGGATGGTTTATAATTAGCCATAGCAGCATTAACCCATGCGTTAGGATGCAGTCCATTACGAATAGCATCTGTCCCTAGCTTTTGTAGTAACTCCCGAACCGACATCATCTTCATGAACTTTACATCATTTGATACTAAATCCGTTGGCGTCTCTACTTCTAAATACCATTCAGGACCAAGATGAGAATCCTTAAACTCCTGATCCTCAAACTTATCAACCGATATGCCAGTAAGAATACTTGCCACTTTCTTTAATGCGCCTGAGAATTTTTTAATCCTCCATAGTGATTCTATATCCAGCATAAGTTCAAACGAGCTATCGTTTACTGCCTCTTCAAGAGAGTAGTCTATATTGATATTACGCCTGTTTATGTACTGAATGATTTTAGCTACTGTGTCTTTGCCAGATCTTGCATAACCAGAAAGTCCGATGATCATATTGCTTTGATTGTTTTTGTTTCTCTTAATTCGATCTTGTCTTCATGATGAAATATTAATAGCGACATTAGCTCCACGATCTCATGGTAGTCTAGCTTTATTTTCTTACCACCTAATACAATCTTAACACCATTACCATCATCACTTAGAGTAGCAGCAAGAGCATTTGGGGTTGCCCATTCAGTTGTACTAGAGTAACGAAGTTCAATGTCGTCATTAACAATGATATCATAGTCATAGCTATTTGCTTCGCCATGCCTATCTCTATTTGTCCATACTTGCATAAGAAAAAAATTAAGGGAGGCATACGGCTATCTAACGCGAGATAGTATTCCTCTACTCCTGTAGAGTTAGTCCGACTCTCCTCCCAGTGGTTAATTAAAAGGGTAGCTTCTCTTCTGCCTGAGCAGGTGCAGGTGTATACACTTGCAGATACGGCTTGCCCTCCTTGCTTTTACGCAGGGTTACATTAACCCAACCCTTCTCGTTTAGGTTGTCTGTCAGCTTCTGGATGTCATCAGCTGTAAATCCAATACGAGTTTCTAATTCACCGAATTTGTTTGTCGCTTCGGTGGTGCGACCTACGTAGACCTTCTCTGTGTTTGCCATGTTACTTGGTTTTAAAAGTGGTTAAAATTGTTAGTGTGTATTTGTAAATTCCTAGTTCAATGTAAAGCTCCTTCTCTTGTATGTGCCAGACTATTGCAAAGACTGGGAAGATAAAGAACTCATTGTGTTTCTCTGTGGTTGCGGTGATGGTCATATAATTTTATTTATTTTAAGCATGTCGATTAGTTCCTGAAAGTCATCCAGTGTCATCGCTACTATAGTCCCCTGTCTATTTTTTTTGTGGAATACCAAATTTATGTTAGAATCTTGTGGCATCTCTGTTAATACTCTATGAATACTCCCCAAGTTTTCCACAGCCTTACACTGGCAGGAGAATGGTGGTGTATTGGTGAGGTCTACCTTCTTGTCATCCAGCATTTTAGATTCGTATCTGGATGTTTGGCATTTCTCCCACCCCCGATCCCTCCACCACTCAGCCATCTGTCTTTCAAACTGGTGCCCTTTTATGCGAGCACTCCGTCCTTTAGTCGCCATATGCGTTTGTATTTAATTAGTGTTTGAATCGTATCCCATTCTACCAGTGGTGAGAAGTGGCATTCATAGAATACAGTGGGTCTCATCGCGTTGATCATGTAGTAATTGGTATCTGGTTTTATGTCATCCTCCGTACATTGTACTAGTATCTCATGACCTTCAGCAAGTAAACTCCACTTACCATTAAGACACCTATATACTTCCTGCGTTGATAAGCTTTTCGTACGGCTGCTTGACGAACTTTTCTTTGTCCGAGCCATCATTTATTTTTTGAGTGGGTGAGTAAATAGAATTAGCTATATCAAACCTGAAGTAGTCGGTCTCTTCCTTACCACTGAAACGGAACCTTATCTTCCAGAAGTGAATCTCAGTCTGGTTGGTTTCTCTGTTACGATACACAGTGATGCCGTTATCGGGGGCATTATAATAGTGAGAGCTATCTCCTACATCATATCCAGTTGGTACTTCATAGGCACCCTGCTTAATCTTGGTTAACTTCTTTGGGTGTGCTACTAGCCAGATATGAATGCCATGCTCCCGAGCAAACGCCCTTAGGTCTCGCATCATGTTACCGATCTGGTTATGGCGGTTGTCTGAGTTGCTCCCGAACTGACGCTCTACCGTACTCATGTTATCTATCACCAGACCTCTGATCCCCAGTCTCTTCACCATCTCCTCTGCCTTACTCATAATCGCTTCAACAGTGGACTCGTTCTCATTTAACTTGTAGTACTTGAAGTGATCGTTTAAGAACGGTGTACACTCTACAACCTCCTCTCTCGTAATACGTTGACAGTTTGGTGCATTGAAGAATGACTTACCAGTCTTGATAGATAATAGGTCTGTCATAGCAAAGGTTGCATTAGCTTCCTCAGCAGAGTAGAGTAGGTAGGACCAGTCATGTCTATCCGCCAGTCTAACCAGTAGATTCTTTAGCCATGTGGTTTTACCGTGCCCGGGGATTCCGGTGATGAGGGTGACCATTCCGGGGTGCCAGACGAAGTGGTCGTCCATGTTCTCCCATCCTGTGTCAAATCCCTTTGGATATCCCTCTTCCCACAGTCCGAGTAGGTCATTGTCTGTGACGACATCGATCCCGTCCACTGGGTATGGTTCTGCGTTCTGGTAGCACTCCACCAGCTTTTCTTTCCCGTGCTTGAGAAGAGTTTCATTGGCGTCCTTTTCTGGTAGATTAATGATAAAGCAGTTAGTCTTACCCAATCTGCGAGCAAGCTCAGTGCGAAGACCAATGCCTGCATCATCATTGTCAGTAGCAAGATATATCTTCTTACCCTCGATGTATGGTAGCATCTCTTCAAGCCACTCCAATTTCTGATTACCCTTGCTTGCTCCGTTTGGTACACTGACTGCTGTTTTGATTCCGGCTTCATAGAATGATAGTGTGTCGATCTCACCTTCGGTTATAATAATTTCAGTATCAGAGTTATCCATGGAAACATCAATGCCATAAAGACTAAGCATAGCGCCACTAACCAGTTTGAAATTCTTTTGGCTATCTCGATACTTGATATTAACAACTTCGCCATGTAGATAATAATTAAAGTTTATACATAATGATTCACTGCCAGTTTGTGGCATGTACTCAGAAGACTCGGTGACCTTGTATCTAAGAAGTGTTTGGTTGGTTATCCCCCGACCTGCGAACCAGTTGATTACCTTATCAGATAATACTCTGTGTTCACTAACAGGCTTTGTGTACTCCTTCTTTTGTTTTACAACACCACCTTTCCAGCCACAGTTATGGCAGTTCCACACACCATCTGTTACATTAACAGAAAGGCATGGATCACTCTTGTGCTTACGTGTGTCAGAACACTTTGGACATGTGGTCTTCACATCTCCTCGTGATCCGGCACGCACATTGATGCCATATCTTTTTAGCTGTTCTATCATTTCTTTAATTCTTTAGCTACTACTCTAATCTTTTGTTCCAGTTCGTATATCTTTTTCTTTAGAGCATCTGCTCTGTCATAGCATCTAGTCAACTTGCTAACTAGTTCTTCTCGCTGATCTTCTAGCTGGTCATACTTGGTGTACAACTCTTTTCTTTTATCTGTCATATCTGTTTGTGTTTTTGAATCCAATAATTAGTTGCGTCGTCTAGGTACTGAAGGAACTTGTTCTTAGAACCGAAGAGTGTGGCTGGGCGAATATAATCCTTCATCTTGATATCCTTACCCCACGTTTCTTTTTTGTGTAGAATTACTGACTGGAACTGGTCGAACCCGACCTTTGGTATCTGTCTAATAACAGAGCGTATCTTGTCAGCGTTTCTATAGTGGGTGTCGTTTATCTCGTTGAAGTAGTCCATTACCTTTTGCGCTAGGTCATCGTCTTGATGGCTGTCGATCTCTTGCCATATCGATTGATAGTTGCTATCATATCTGATCAGCATATCAAGAGCAACCAGTGCATCCTTCTTGGTGCTAAACTTCTTCAGGAAATTCTGTGCGTCCGTATTCATACATGGTGTCTTTAATAGTTTGTTCCATCCATCCGCCTGCTACTAGTAGCGCAGCAAACTTTTCTACTATGTCTTCAATAGAAGTCTCATCTATTTTATTATCTCCCATGAATGCAACACCGTGCGTACCGTAGTCATTCTCCCAGACAATCTTGTTGCCATAATACTCGATTGTTATCTTCATATTATTCGTATTTAATTGTACTGAAAGATAGATAACTCCCGCCATACATATACTTGATGGCGTTTAAAGTTAGGTTAACTTTAAGATAAAACTTCTTGATGCTATCATCTACTTCATATATGTTACCTTCATTCTCTCTACGTCTGCACTCCTTGATGTTCTCTCTGAATGTGGATAGCTTGTTGCGGTATGAATCGAATCGCATGTCAAGATAGTTCTGCACTTCCTCGCTCTTGAATCCGTGCATGTCTGCGATGCCTACGAATATCATACGTGCGATATCCTTTGCACCTTCTTGTGTTTCAAGTGTTTGAAGTGGTTTCGCTGGGTTCTTTTCCCATACGAATTGTGGGCGCATTGCCTTTTCTAGTTGTGTTAACTTGTTCATATTGTTGTTTTAGGTGATTGAAATATTAAAGACCAGCCTGAGAACAAGCTGGTCTACTGCTGGAGTTTACCAAACCAAAACCCCTTTTGTTAATAATTAAACCAGCAATTATGTTAAGCGCACATTGAATTGTTTGCGCCATGTTATCTTACCATTCGGTAGCTCCATGATCTGAGCGCCACCGTTCTGCTCCATGTACTGCTTGAGCTTGTTACCATAGAGTAGCTTCTCTGATTCCTTCTCCTTTAGTATCTCATTGATGCGTACGTATTCGTGCGCCCATAGGACCTGATCTTGACCACCCTGAATCGTGATATCATTCTCCCGATCCTTGTGCTTAACGGATATGAAGGCGCTGAAGTCTTCAGAATTATCAGCCGGTGGTTCGTACTTAGCAGCGATGCCATAGAACTCTTCCTTATCAAATGGATCTCTCTCTATTAGCTCAGCCCTTGCAGCCATCACTCTCTGCTGATGTTCTGTTGCCTTATCAAGAATAGCCTGCTGGATATCAGGATCAGCCTCAAATGTTTTTACCAGCATGTCCTGACCATCTACCTGCATGCATATCTCTGCATAGTTAAGCCCAGTTACTAGCATGTAGTGATTCATCTGAGCGATATAGTTCGGGGGTACGCCATCAATATAAGAATCAACAGTCATCTTACCCACGTTCTTAATCTCCAGTATCCCTTTCTTCTTACCATATACTGGATGCTGTGTTACCATACCATCTAGGTTGGCGAATAGCATAGGGTACTTAGGATTCTCGATGATTGCCTTGACCTTTTTGAACTTACGGACCTTGTTCTTGTAGATCACATTCTTAATGAAGTTCTCTTCCCCATCCCAGTACTGCCACATCTCTGCGATGGTATCCTCCAGCATCTTACCGAAGGCCATCTGCCTGTTCATCTTTGTGGGCAGTAGGTCCATACCAATTGACTGGTAGAATAGATTGATTGGGGACTTCCATTTGTTCCATCCCAGTAGCGTACCGGCATCCGATCCGCCCACCATACCCCGAGATGAAAACGACTGGCGTAATCTTTGCCAGTCGATCTCGGATAGGTTCTTCGTGCTTGTCTGTTTAAGCTTTGGCATCCTTGATTAGTTTGGTTAAGGTTGTCTTCTGTGCTAGGTTCAACTTGTACTTTGGTAGTGCTGCTTCAACGTCTGCAATCTTGCCTTCGCTGATAGCCTTTACCATTGCATCAAATTGCTTTGGTGACAATGCCGTTAGCTCGGGGGATTCAGGAACCTCAGGACTGGGATTCGGCTTGGGAGCCTCCTGAGGAACCTTAGCTTGCGTCTTCCCCTTCGTGTTTATATGTTTGGTTAAATCCCATATACGCTCTCCTCTGTCATCTACTGGGTTGCCATACTGGTCGCATTTTATTGTGACCATCTCTAGGTCGTAGAGGAATCTCCCGATCCCCCACTGAACAGCAGCACGCTTGAATGCATCGGAGGCAGCAGACTTACCAGCCTGCTCGTACATCTGGTCCTTCTCATCGTTCTCTACTCTAGCTCCGCAGTCCCATCTCCAGACCACAGAACCATCGTCTTTGGTTATACCAATACCAGCAAAAATGAAGCCATTGATATCCTTAAAGTCTGATTGCCAGCCATTTCGGCAGTGCTTGTCTAGAGTGTCCATCACTTGGCGTGCGTCAATGTATGCCGAACAGAACGCCTTTGTCTTGTCTTTGTTACGGCTTTGTACCCTCCATTGATAAGGGATCGGTTGCTTCAGTTGAGCAACTAAGTCAGTTATGTTCATATGATAATTTTAAAGTGAATTGAGATACGTCTGCAGGAATCCATACTCGCTGGCTAGGAAATAGATAGTCTGCCAGTCATAGTAGAACTTGGTCTCCTTGCCTATCTGTATCGCCTTGACAAAGTGACCAACGACCAGCGACTCATGGTTAGCCATAAGCCACTTGCGGTAGGGCTTCAGATCGTAATCCTGCCCATCTAGAATCATAATGTCCTTGGAATAATCGTACTTCATTTAGACTAAGGTAGGAATAATACATACACATTGTTAAAAAGTTTTCCAAATGTTTTACACATAGCAAGGTCTATATCCCTGAGACTGGGATAGTCCGCTACTTTGTTTACGATTCGTAGCATCATAGCCCAATCATGCATCCCCATATCCAAGGGGGAGTGGTCTTCTTACGAAGTCTCAGGTCACTGGTTGTCACCTTTAAAACATTGCCAGCTCTTTTAACCACTCCTATCATCTCCCGACCGGCGACTAACTGGTCGGTTAAGCATGAAGGACAATTAACTTTCTTTGGGTAGCCATCGTACTACCATTGGAAGAAACCTGTTAAAACCAAAAAGCCCCCGATCCGAAGACCGAGGGCTATAAAAAAACCCCAAGTGGTAAGAGCAAATGGGGAGCAGTTAAAATAGAATTAGTATGTCCCCGATTTCGCCTCTTACACGTCATCGGAAGCCCCAAATATATAAATACTTTTTAAATAAACAAGGAATTACTGGGGTAATCTTTTGCACAAGGTAGTGAATATCACTACTTATCGCTCATTATTACTCCAGTTATAGCTCATTTGTACAGTTTTTTGCACAATAAACTGGATATTACTTGTAACATTTTTATGTACGAAAAAGTGTACATTATAACACTTTTATGTACATAATGTGTGATAAAAGCGACATATTACCACCTTTTGTACCATTTTACTACACTTTATTGTGACAAAAATTAAGCGCTGAGTTTAAATTATAGGCGCAAGTTGTACTAATAGTATAAAAATCTGCATTAAATTTTCCGGATTCTTCATGCATACTCAGATGATACGCCATGCCCAGCCAGTGCTTGGTCTAGGTCTAACCTCCTGACATCGAACTCGTTAAGGTCAGGATTGCGCTCCAGTTTCCGGAAGTCTCGGGGGCTTAACACCTTGAGGCAGAACACCTCATAGCTAACCGATCCCAGTCTCTCCTCATCGTGGTAGATTATAACTGGATCTTGGAGTGCTATTCTTATCTTCATAGGATTTTATTTATGTTGGCGTACTCTTCGTGTACTGGCCCCGATAGGCAGGAGCCTACCACCCTTTGGTTGAGTGTGAACTCCACCCACGTTTCATCTTTTAGTGTCGGTTCGGGGGAATCAATCGGAACCCAAGTAGTACGGCTAACTACTCTATTACCACCATAGGGTACGTCCTTATTAAATCTAACCCACCATCTGTTCTCTAGTCTGAATGTTTGTCCTTGCATAGTTAAGCATTTAAGAATTCTTTATAGTAGTTGTTTATCTCACTCTTATGTACACTATCCACCCAGCCTTGATACCTCTTGATGGCATCCGACTTATGGCCGGAGGCAAACCTTACGTGGTCCAGTGACACACCACCAGCCAGCATCGTTGTGATGGCGGTCTTGCGTAGCATATGTGGGTGTACGATATCGCAGAACTTACTTGACTGGAGCGACTTATCACCAGTGTGGTCCGCCTTCTTGTACGTGGTCTCCTCGTGCATCTCAGGGTAGGTAGCAAAGAATGGCTTGAGATTCTTGTTGATGAAGGTATCCTTACATCCGAAGCGAATGGGTGTGTATACCGATCCGTAGTTCTCTAGATTATAGAGATATCTTTTGTATAAAGATTCCGGCAGTGGTAGTGTGGTCATCGCCCCAGTCTTCTGATTCTCCTTCATAAGATATACGGAGCCGTTCATTACGATATCAGACTTGCTCAGGTTGATAGCATCGCCAACACGAAGAGAGGTGACCAGCATCGTTGCGCTTAGTTCCCAAAGATACTTATGCTCGGGGGACATAGAGTCATAGCGGTTAGCGGTATCGTTTATAAAGTCCTTAACGAACTGAATGGGTAGTGTTACAATGGGTACGTCAACTCCAATGGCGCGTCTTACTTTGGGTAGTGTGAGGAAGTACTGCTCGGCCCAGTAGTCTGTCACTATTTTTAGAATATTGGTGACATCACGTCTTGTGTTAGCGGAGAATTTCTGACGAGTCATCCAGTCAATGAAGAGGTCGATGTGTCTATTGAACTTGTCTGCAACGGCGCGCTTCTCCTCCAGTGATAGGCTCGTGAGGTTGAACTCTTCTAGGTTGATACCACTCTTGGCGTATCGTTGGTAGGTCTTGAAGGCAAAGTTGTATGACTTGATAGACATCGGTTTGTAGTTGGTGCCGGATCGTGTGCGTAGTTCCCCAGTCCTCATCATCGTTACATACTTCTCCAGTAATGGTGTTAGCTTCATGCGATTAATCTTATGTGTTCTAGTATAGCGTTTAATGATTCATCGGTAGGTGACTTGTATGCCTCCAGTTCATCGTGGACTTTTGCATACGCTTGGTCAGACCTATACCTTGAGGAGTGCAGAGAACGGCAGTAGACAATCACAGTGTGGTCAACACCCATCTGCTTACCAATCTCGGTTAGTGTGTATCCTAGATTCACGCTGAGGATTTTACCTATTGCGTGGCGGATTCTAACTGCACCCGCTTTTCGGGAGCGGTCTTTTCTGATATCAATTCCGTACTTGTTCTTGGCAAATTCACAGAGGTCGTGGTACTCTTGCATTGTTCGTATTTTTTAATTAGTTGAATAACTGCATCTGCTAACTCTTCGTTGATAGTGCGTAGCTTATGCACCACCAGTGCGTTTCTTTCTATCTTGTCTAGCTCTTGGTTGATAGCGAAGAACACCTTCTTTGCTGATTCTAATCGTCCCATATTGTTTGTTTAACTGGTTAAAAATGTTGGCAGATATCTCGTTGTAGGAAAGCCTCTCGCTAGGGTAGGTACTCTTAAACGTAGGCCGATAAATAACTGGGGGCTTCTCATCAAAGAAGAAGCGTTTAATCATCTGAAACATATGCGTTTGTTTAGTTTGTTTGATGAACAAATAGTTCTGTCTCTTACGTAGTCGGTAACTCTAGACGCTGGTAGTCCGGTGAATTGTCCGGCAGCCGACCTAGAAGGGAACACTCCCAGTAATTCTTTTTTGTCGACATCAAATACCTTTGTCTTGATACCCTCTACGTGCAGTCCGATTTTCTCTAACCTCATAGGCTTAGTAAAGTAAGAATGGTTACGATTAACAATATGATTGGCAGTGTGAAGTCCTTTTTCATTCAATCTTTTTTGAGATGATGATACCATTGGGTGTACGCTCTACGATTAACCCATTCTTTTCCATCTCTGCCAGTTGCTCATCCAGTGGCATAATCGGGCCGTCAGTTCGGGAGAATCCTACGTTGTCAGGAATCTTACCACTGGCGGTCTTCTTTACTTTGATTGTTGACTTCTTGTTGAATGCGTTGTCATTCATAGGGTTTTGTTTTTGTGTAAGTTAATAATGTTTTTCTTTAGCTCATCAAGGTAGATAATAATTTTATCCACATCGTGCTTGTTGACTTCATCTCGTAACTGGCTTTCCGTTTGCAGTCCTCTGTCATACCACCTAGAATCATCACTCATTTGGTAGTAGAAATCGTGGTCAATAACTCTTTTCAGTAACTCTTTCATTTGCAAATAGTTGTTTAAATCCTCTATAGATTCCCCTCTTGTACGCATCCGTCTCGTGGTTGAATGCACCGGCCAGTATCAGAGAGGTGACTGATACATACTTCGTTTCAATGTAGTGGAGGAGGTTGGAGAATGTCTTACCCTCTCTCAGCCTATCCAGTAGTTCTTCGGGAGACGTAACTGGGGTGTCATCGAACTGATTGATTCGCTTTGCGTTAATGTGCGCATCAGCGATTGCTTTGATTTCTGGGGTGATACGTTTCATAGATTATTGTTTGGTTACTAATCCTAACTGGACAGCGGTCTCGGCATCGGCTTCGCTACCGAATTCAATCTCGGCGGGATACTCTCCTTCGGGGGAGGTGATTTCAAAGTCGAGGTCTTCATCCATTAGATACATAATGTCGGATCGGGAGTGTGCTAGGTACTTCATATATTTATAGTTTTTGATAACGCTTCCAACCTACTTGCTTCTCATCCTCAGAGGCGAGTCTTCTATACTCCTCGCGTAACTGGGACTTTAGCTTTCGGTCTTTTGTTTTGTGATACTCTTCCCACACCTTGTCAATCTCTGACTGGTGTGTCGGCTGATAGATTTTCGATTTCATTGGCTAATTGGATTAGTTCTTGAATTGCTTCTTCTATTTCTTTCATTTATAATTTGTTTTTTTCATTATCTTTTTACCAACTTGTCATAGCTCGTTGATAATTAGGATTACTTTTTAATGCTTCATCACAAGCAGTTTCAATATCCTTATCTATAATTGTTCTAAATCCTTTGTATTGACCATATGCGCCCCCGTATGTTTGCAACTGCAATATCTCTTTATTTTCATCTAAGTATTCTTTTACTTCTTTGGTGTCATTTTTAAATACTTCATATAAAGTAAGAGTCCCAACTTGACCATAGCGGTCTACTCCACATTCAGAATAAAATGCTACTAATTTTTCTTTAATAAATTCTTTTTTCATAATTTTTTAAATTAGATTTTACCAACTTGTTTGATAATAAAATTGTTGTATCTCTTCCATTACCATTGATTTTCGGTGAAGAATTTGTATGAATTTTGTAGGCTACCAGTTGTGCCTTTCTTTACCTCATCGCGACTGGGGATGCGGTTGCCGTAGTAGTCTCGGTGGGACTCTTTGGGTAGGAAACAAGCGCCTGCTCTTAGTAAGTCCATTGCAGAGCGACCGATTGCTCCTTCCATTTTCCACGCCAGTCCAGTTTCAATTAGGTGTTGCATCTCTTCGTAGCCTTGCTCACGCTGATGCTTGCGGATAGTTTGAATGTGCATAACATAGGGTTTGGTTAATAATTTCAACGATAGTATCTTGGACTTCAAACTCATCATAAAGGTCTGTGTTTGTGCAGTCCTTTACATATCCTAGTTCAACTAGCTTGTCAGTAATTCGAATAGCGATGTCTCTTACATCATCTTCCGATAAGAATTTGCTTGTCATAAAATTAGGGTTTGGTTAGGAACTGGGAGTGGAGTCGGAATGGTTAAACTCCGTTAAAATACATAAGCCTCTATCTGCACAATCTTTTACTATCTTTTTATCATTATGCTTTAGGAAGGCTACTATGCATTCATATTCGGGCTTGTATCGGTCATTAAATGATGATAACTGGTAATCATAGAATAATTTTTTAATGTCTTCGTATAGTAGGTCGTACTCGTATTGAATGCCTATGATTTCGTTATACAACTGGGTGAATAAAAAGAAAGAATAGTTCATAAATTTATTTTTTTTAGTTAATCAATCTCAATAAGTTTTCCGTCAACCAATTCGTACTGATAGTCATCCTCCTCCCAATCCGTCCAGTAAGAATCGGTATCGGGAATCAGTTCGCCTTCACTATCAGTAGCGCCACTATACACCATATCGTGCCATTCAGCATCGGTGTATACTTGGTTAAGGCATTTATCGGAGCAGTAGTATGCCTCTCCTCCTCCAACTACATAGCCTTCGTTCATTCCGCACTCACATTGAGTGCATTGTCTTGCGTATTTCATATGAGTGGTGGTTTGGTTAAAAATTTAGCATTTCTATTTGTGATTTCAAGTACTCTTCAGCTTGATACCTTTTTTCTTCATCACTTATTGTAATATTCTTGCCGTTGGCAAATTCAATATGTACTTTGCCATTATTTTGATGTGGTTTAAATCCACATTCCTTACCGATTAGTTCAAGTTGAAGCATCGCGTAACGAGTAGTTAAACTTATTGTGTTCATATGACTGGGGGTTTGGTTAATCATTTAAAGAATTAAGATGCTCTATCTCTGATTCATCAAGGTAGATGCGTAGACCATTATCTAACTTTATGTAGTTCACTCCTACATCAATAATCTTTTTGCCTACAATCCATTCCTTTGCTTCTTGCGTGAGGGTTAAGGTTGTCATATTTTATGGGGTTTTGATGAGGAACTGGGGGTGGTATCGCTCCACCTTCGCACTCTGCTCCCAGTTGTTGGTGATTAGCACCACGCTTGCGAACTGCTGATAGCCACCATAAACAATTGCTCAAACTCTCCCTTTGTTATCGTGGTGAAATCATCCCATCCGCAGTAAGCATCAAGAAGGTCAAGCGGTGATGACTTGCCATACTCCCATTTATATACACCGAATGGTATTTCTTTTAGTCCATTTACTCCTTCCCTTTGGTAGGTAATTATTGCTTGGAAACCGAATAAAAAATATTGATTCATTGTATTGGGTTTTGGTGAGGAACTGGTCGGATAGCGAGTCCGATTGATGCCGAGCATCGCCAGTTCGTGTGTTTACTCGTTGTCGTATTCGTTTTTATACCAATGTGAGATGTGAATTAACCTATCAATTAACTGAGAATCTGACTCTTTGGCGAGGTCAATAAAATCTTTGTGAGTAAATAAATCTAATTCGCTTCCAGTCAGTTCAACAATGGCATCGACTAGTTTTTGTCTAATTGTGTTTGGAGTCATAGTATTGGAGGTTTGGTTAGCAACCGAGGGCAGTATCGCTCTGCCTTAACCACTCTCTCGGTTTGGGTACGTCAGCTATTTACTCGTTCTGCAAATTCCTTTAACGTATGGTAGCTATATGAATCCGACTCGTATAAATCATAGAGAAATTCTTTTGCGCAGTAGAATCTTTCTACCTCTTCGCCGAAATACACTTGCTTGATAAGGTCGTTAATGGTTGGGAAAATGACCGCCGTAGTTCTTGTAATTACAATGTGAACTGCATTGCCATTGCCATCGTGACGGCATTCGTAAGTTTCATCCGCTTTGCGGAGATGTTCGCTATGCAACATATTACTGGAGTTTTGGTTAGGAACTGCTCCGGTATCGCTCCGGTATGACCGCTGAGGTCGGCAGTTCGGGGGATTATTTACCTATCAAATCAAGAAAATCCATACAAGTGTATTTACCTTCTAATGGCTCCCATACTGAAACCCCTTCTATATTATCTATATATTCATTTTTGTCTTCACTATTTTCTATTCTCCTTACTTGCTCCTCTATCTCTTCTCCGTCCCAATTACTTAAATAATATGATGCATTTGTTACATAATCTTCTGGAATGGCATTCAGAATACTCTCAGATTCCGCTTTTAAATGAAGGATAAGACCTTCGGTTACTACGCAATTGATATCGTTATTGGTAGTTGGGTTGTAATTTTCAACTGCTTGAGTTATAGCTTCTATTGCTTTTCTTACTTGAGTTTTCATAATGTTTTGAGTTTGGTTAATGCTTAAAAAATACACTTAAAGATTTTGTATGCTTATTTGCTTGGTAGTATAATGGCTTTTCGTTTTTGCCTGCCATTGATAGCCATAAATTCAAATGTTGAGTAGATTTGAATGTTCGGCAATAAGTTTTTGACTGATGTTGAATCTTATTCATTTTATAGGGTTTTGATGAGGAACTGCGGTCGGTTTCGCTCCGACTTCGGTCTTACCTCGCAGTTCGGCCGCTACTTGAAATACTCTTCCACTAATTCAGTATAATCATCATTTTTACCATACCCTCTAAATACTTGTAAATATTTAGAATCATACCCATTCATTAGCTTATCTATATCACTTAATGAAGGGATTTTACTTCTTGTTTCACTACCTTGTATAGATGGGTATGGGGAATTGAAATCCCTTTCTGATGTGTGAAATAATAATTGGTAATCCATTTTATTTAGTTTTGATGAGGAACTGCACACCATTGAAGGTCACGGCCAAACCGATGCAGTTCGGGGGACTTATCTACAAATTTGGTCTTGCAGTAAACCTACTACATACCCTACTACCAGTAGGACAAGTAATAACTGAATAACTTGCTTCATAGAGGTGACAATTTAGTTTGACGGCATACACGCTCCCATTTTAAGTCGCGTAGGATTTGCTTAGAATCCCCACCTAACTCGGCAAGGATTTGCTTTACCCGATTGTGGGTAGAGATAACGGCTTCCGCTCTGCGGATAACTTGCCCATTGGCTTTTGCCGTGAATAGGGGGGACTTAATTCTTTTGCGCATAACTGGGAGATTGAAGGGTTATAAAATCGGTTTGGAAGGTCACAATCTGCCAACCCTCATAGAGGAATTTACTGGCTATTTGCTGACCTCTTAGGGTGGTGATGTTAATGGTTATCATAGTTTTTCAATTGCTTTATTTGAAAGTCCTAGTGTTAATACGGTAACTCCCATTATTGAAGTAATTGCGCCAAACATCATAAAGCCTTTATCTAGGTAAGGAAGTCCCGCTAGAAAGAAAGGGTTTAAAATGATTGCTGGGATTACTAATTTTAATAAGAATACTAGTTTTTTCATAACTGGGGTTTTTGGTTTCGCCTTGCTTAGGCTCATCAGTACGGATAGCGTATCCGTAGACCTTATCCAATCTGTCGGAGGATGAACTGCCGATGCGACACCGCATCCGTTTACACCCTCATTCCGACTCCGAAAGAGCGCTACGATAATCACGGTCACACCGCTTGGGGTTTTCTCTCCCCGACTATCCCTCATCAATGCACCGACAAGGTAGTGGTTTCCTAAAAGTTAGCCATTAGGTATGGGCTGACTGGTTTGGGGCTGATAGCCTTAGGTCGGAGGTCATCCGAGCATCATAACTGGTACTAACGGAGGAGAGGGCGGTAGGTGACTACTGATGCCTTCGCTCGTTTCCCGATGCCGTAAGAGGTTTGGTGTTCCGTCCATCATACTCACCTATACGGGTGGATGGGTGGGAGTGCGTTACCCTAACTCAAAACCTTAAAAGAACTTCGGACTCACTAACGAATCCGAGGCAAACATACATCGGCAGGGTAACTACTTCCAAATTTATTTTTTTAAATTGCAGTTATCCACATAAAAAATAGCTTGTAAGTTATTGAAAATCACAGCGTAGAAAAGTTATCCACATTTCAAAAAAAGTTTTGACTGGATGGGTAACTGGGGGTAAAAAAGGGGGTATCGGCTACTAATATTTTTAGTATGCGATGCTAAAGAATTTAGTCGATCCTCTATGAAACGAAATTGCTAAAGAGATTAGCAAAAGGGGGGAGTTCGGGGGTATACTAAAGCCGTTTGTTAAGTAAGTAGTTACGTATATAGGATAGATATTCTCTCCCTAAAGGAGTAATAGAGTAACGCTTGTGCGTCTCCCTAATGGCAAGGCCAAGAAGACAAAGAGAATTCAAGTAGTTCCAAGAGGAGCGATTGTCAGCCCTCTTAACGTGTGGACGATGCAAGAAGACAAAGTCAGCCAAGGCCGTTTGACTGGTAGCACCAAGACGCTTGAGGCCATACAAGAATCGTAACTGGGTGTAGTTTAACTGGGGAATCCCAGTACGCTGAGAGGCTCGGTAAATAGCCGTATCAACACACAAAAAAAACTTCTCTATCTTCACGGGTGCAAGGTTTTTTGTAAAGGAGGGAGGGGGGCTATTGTATCTTCAAACACACACGCATAATCGCCACATTCCCAATAAGTTACAAGCTTTTTCTCCAGTTCCGTTTCCCCCTTCATTTCATCCTTATTGGATTCGCGACCAGTACATTTATAACCTAAGCGTATGTGTGTCAGCCAGTTAGGTATTCTATGGGGGTTATATGGTATTACCCGTTCGAGCCTAAAATCGATTTTGGAATGCCAAAAAATACCCCCACCCAGTGCGCGATTTCGGGTTCGCAACTGGTCGCGTACCCACCCAAATATATGTATTACCCCCACTCTTTTCCCACACACATCTGATCTATAAACCCTTGGCATAAACTCTCGATTTTTTGTAGTTCAAAAATAGGGTATATTTTGTTGTTATATACGGCTGTGAATAATTTGTATTTTGGCGGTTCGGGGTTCTCTTTGTATGTTTGTCTGGCTACGTTATCCGGGTGCATGGAGATAGTATCAAGGGGGCCCCGTAGCTGTGTGAAGGGCGAGACTTCGGCGAGGATTTGATAGGACAGGTCAACACGCGTAAACTGGCGGAAGACCCTCCAAAGGCGATGCCACCAAATAGGATGGACGGCCTTAACAACCCATAGGGGGGAAGGGGGGTGTGCTCAGGACTTTCTTGGCTTAGATTTAATATCTTCTTTATCTCTTGTTTCTCAGTATCCTAATTTAATTTGCACTGTATGGAAATGCTATTACGCAAAGATGGTTCTTACTCACGTCGTGGTTTATGGGATAACATCCGTGCCAAGGCTGGTAGTGGTAAGAAGCCAACCAAGCAAATGTTAAAACAAGAAGCTAAAATTAAAAAAGATGCCTCTAAAAAAAGCAAAGGGAAAAAGTGAGCTCCAGTCAGCCATCTCGGCTAATATCCGTGAATTGATGGCGGATAACAAGAAGAAGGGTAAGGAGAAGGGGGCTGGTGGTAAAGCCAGATCCAAGAAGCAGATCCTTGCTATTGCTATATCAGCTGCCAAAGGTAAATGAGGAAGCACACTAAGGTATACTTAGACTTCTTTGGTTACGGGATGGATAGCTGGATGCCCTGCGAGATGTGCGGATCTACGGCTGTGGATGTGCATCATATCGAGGCTCGGGGTATGGGTGGGTCTAAGACAAAGGACGAGATAGATAATCTGATGGGTCTTTGCCGTACATGCCATGTTGAGTATGGCGACAAGAGGAAGTACATGGACATGCTCCGTGAGGCGCACATGCGTTTTATGGATAAGTATAGTAATTCACATTTGTAGATAAGTAATATGGCTGAGATATCCACAAGTTATTGTAATTTAGTCATATGCAGCCGATCTATAAAATCTTCGTCAAGATTGATAAACGGTTTCAAAACGAAATAGAAACCGAGTCTGGCTTAAAGCTATACAAGGATACTTCGTTTAGACCTGAGGAGAACTCCACTATCGTTGGTGATGTCGTTGCTGTGCCTGATAAGTATGACAGGGCTATGGGCTCTGATCAGTTTAAGGCCAATGTCATTGCTGGCGATAAACTATATTTTAATTTCTTGGTGACGGTAGATGAGGAGAATAGAATTGAGGTAGATGGTGAGGAGTACTGGATGGTAGATTATTTTAATGCGATCGCGCTGGTGCGTGATGGTGAGCTAATACCAGTTGGAGATTATATTCTTATTGAGCCAATAGATGAGAAGATAGAGAGCACGCTAATTATCCCAGAAACTGTAGATAGGGAGGGCAACCGTGGCCGTGTGGTGGCAAGCAACGATGAATCTATTCCAAACGGATCGCTGGTGGAGTATGAGGAGGTGGGTAAGTTTTGGAACATCATTGAAGGCAAGAGGGTTTACTGTATGTATAACCAGAACATTTTATTTTTATATAATGACTAAGCAACAGATGAAACAGATACGGGAGATCGCCAACCGGTTGCCGGTGGTTTATGAGCAGTGTGCCTCTGGAGGTGAGGTGATTGATAATGGGTTTATGCCACATGTTTATAATCACCCTGTCAATCATGTCCGTAGGATGAGGAAGGCGTATGAACAGCTTGGGATGGATGGTATTAGAAAGTATTTAGAAAGTATTCACCAACTTCAATTAAAGAGAAATGAAACTCTCAAAGAAGACATCGCAAGTGGTAAGTTCGCACCCCAAGGGGATAGTGTACCAGAAGGTGTGGAGTCTGTTCCTGAAGATAGGAAGTAGGACCTACTCTTTCCACTTTAGTTATCCCGGGTTAGTAAAGACGTGGGAGGAATGGCAGCATGAGATAGATCTAAACTTCTACGAATGCTAGACTGCCAGACAGAGCTGGGTGAGTTCTTTATGCAGGAGCAGTACCGGGTACAGGGTGTGCTCGAGACTAGGGGATATACGGTTATTAACACCAGTGGTCTGGAGAATAATAGTGATGTGATACTGGCAAAACCAGTTGATGGTAGGTTGACGATTGTTGGTCTTGCTGAGATCAAGTGTAGGAAGAGTGCAGGTGGTGTGCCACTGACTAGGGAATACTTGAGTAACAATGGCGGTTATCTTATAACCAACCAGAAGCTGAAGTATGGCGGGTTTGCTAGCTCTTTATATAGAGTGCCGTTCTTTGTTATTGTATCACTGATGGAAGAAAGTGTGATACTGGTTTGGCAGATAACGGATAGTAAGGGCAACTTCGTGGAGAAGTATGAGATTAAGAAAACGGTTACTAGGAAGACGGTGAACGGTGGTGAGATTGCTAGAGAGAATGCCTTCCTTCCTATTAACTCAAAATATTTGACAACCATTGAGTAAGGGAGTAGCCGCCGAGGTTTTGTTTGATTACCATATTATTGAACGTGGTATGATGACAGCTCGCCCAATATATGATTCTGGTTATGATCGCATTGTTGATCATAAAGGGAATCTAACACGGGTGCAGATCAAGATGACGACCTATAAACAAAGTGGTTCCTTCTGGGTATCTACTAGTGGTGTAAAGAGGAGAAGGTATGTTAATGAGTTTGATGTACTGGCTGTTTATATAAAGCCAGAGTGCGCTTGGTTATTAATGCCATTCTCTGAAATAACTGGTAGCGCAATGCGGGTAAGGGTTGATCGTAGGTTTGAAAAGTATGTAAACAATTGGGGAATATTCTATGCGAAGAACTAAAAATATAAAGATAAACATGTACCAGTGTGCGGTGCATTTTATCCTTACCGATGATCTCGCTAAGGAATATAACCGCATTTATCGTAAGCATAAGGAGCTACCCGTGTATCCAGCTGAGGATGGGGAGGCATGGACGCTTACCTTTGATATATCTGATTATTATATACTAGTATCGGAGAAACACAAGTTTGTTAATACAATAGCGCACGAGGTCTATCATGTCGTCTATAGCATACTAAATGATAGAGATATCGATGATGAGGAAAATGGTGCTTGGCTATGTGGTATGCTTATTGATGAGGCATTTAAATTTTATTTTAAAACTAAGGATAATGGCATTCATAGACCGGTTCGTAAGACTGAAGGTGATGTTGGAGGGGCCGTCGGGGTCAGCTCTGATAACACACGTCTACATAAATCCAATGACAATTGACGCCTTCACGGAGGAGCTTGTAACCTATGACCTAGAGTATGAGAAGGGAGTAGAGCAAGACGCAGTTCGTGTTTGGACAAAGCATGATATACATCTTGTACTCATGCATATAGATGATTTTATGGAGATGCTAAATAAAAAATATTGAAGGTACTATCTTGGATAAAAGCGTTAGATGGTTGTTCATACCATAGAGTGTTTATGCCTAACAATAGTATAGACGCTGAGGTGAGGACTGTATCTAATCTAAAAGAAGAGGATCTTAAATGGTGTGATATACTGCACTATTCTAGGCATGTAATGATATCGCCTGTGTTCTTATCTCAGCAGGCTAAGAAATATAATGTTAAGGTGGTGGTGGATACGGATGACTGGTGGGAGGTTGGCAAGGATCATCCAAAGTATCACATGTGGAAGAAGAGCGATGTTGGATTACAGATCAGACAACATATAATGTATGCAAGTGCTGTTACTACTATTCACGATAGACTGGCGGTTATTATACCAAATGACAAAGTATTCGTACTACCGAATGCGCTTAATTATGGCGTCGGTCAGTTTAGAGAACACGAGCTGCCGAAATCTGAGAAGGTAAGATTGCTGTACGCTAGCTCTGCTATGAACTACGCTAATACCTTTTTAATTGCAGAGGCTATGAAATCTCTCACGCACCTACCTATTGAGTGGGTGATAGCTGGATATGTAGAGGGAGATGTGTACGATGTGATTATAAAAAATCTTACGGCAGATGGTAAGATCCCATACTCTACTGTTGAGTGGACGGACACGGAGAATTATATGAGCAGCTATAAGGGTGACATCCTTGTTGTTCCCAGTAAGGATAGTTTATTTAATTCTTACAAGAGTAATATTAAAGTGCTAGAAGCAGCTGCTCTAAATATCCCGGTGCTTGTTAGTAGGGCTGAACCATACTTATGGATGAAGGCTAATTACTTCTCTGGTGATAAGGAGTTCGTATCTGAATTAACCAGACTAGTAAACTCCGAGGAATACAGAAAAACATCTGCACAGCGTAACCGTGAGTTCTGTTTAGAGAATTATAGTTTAGATAATTGGGCGGATAAAAGATTAAAGATATACGAACAAATACTGAATGATACCAGAAGTTGATTATAAAAAGATGGAGTTTAACCCCACGGTTAAAAAACCTTTGTTTTCGTCGTACCCTAAATTAGTCCAAATTTTAGGCAAAGCAGACGACAAGCTAACGCGTTATGTATTACTCATGTATGATATGAATTCGCCCCTTCGTGAGTACTATCCAGAAATATCGAAGCGTAAGCAATTCGCTGCTTCTATCGCTGGATTTGATTTAGATACAGAAGATGTTACTGGGTTGTTTGACTTTAAAGTAAAGGTGGATGATGAAGAGGTGCCATATGAGGAGCTTCTTAATTTGATCGTTAAATACTTGAAGTATCAGAATAACTATGTATGGTCTATGATCGTAAGTAACGAACAGGCATTCTATGAGTTTAACAAAAGAGTGATGCTGCCAGTTGATGGCAATAGGGATAAAGATATCCTACAGGCCATTACTATTAAGACGCAGATCATGACGGCTCAGGATGAGATTGTTCAGAGACTACAAAGATATCTACGTCAGTTAACTGGTGAGGATGATCAGTTAGAAGAGGCAATGACTAAACGTAAACGAATTCGACCAGAAGATATCGCCAATGTTCAAAGCAATAAGTAACGGTTCTAAAGAAAATATACAGGGGTTGGTGTGCCACATACCCCCACCCGGTTTTGTATTTAATATACTAAATGGGGAATTAGAGGAGCGATCTGTATACGCTAGGTCCCCAAAGAAAGCAGAACAGTACTTTGAGAATACGCCACTGCCAAAGGATTATGCAAAGCTTAGAGCAAAGGAGCAGCAAAGACAGAATGAGGACCCAGAGTATTTTGATCCTAAGCTAGAGCAGTTCCGTCAGCAGGAATGGGATCGTAGGCTTAATGGTTACTGGTTTTATAATAACGGCGCTCCTACCTACATTACAGGTCTGCACTACTTCTATTTAAATTACTGGAATCTAGATACCGGTCTGCCAAAGTATAGGGATACTGATAGAAAGTATTTCTACTTCATGCAGTACTGCATTGAAGACCCAGAGTGTATGGGCATGGTTGAGATTACGAAGCGTCGTCAGGGTAAGACATTCCGTGGAGGTGTGTTCTTGTATGAGTATCCTTCTAGAACTAATAATGCAAAGTCTGGTATCCAGTCTAAGACTGGTGCCGATGCTAAGGAAGTATTTCGTAAGGCTGTGATCCAGCCATTTAAAAAGCTTCCCGACTTCTTCGTACCCATCTTTGATACCTCTAAGGGTTTAACCCCGACCTCGGAACTTCGATTCTATCAAACCACTGTTAAGGGTAGAAGGGCTAATACGATTAAGGATGAGCATGAGCTGGAGTCGGCAATCGACTGGAAGACGTCTGAGGCAATATCTTATGACGGTCAGAAGCTGCACAGGTATTTAGGTGATGAGGTTGGTAAGACGATGGAGGTGGATGTGTGGAATAGGTGGCTGGTTACAAAGTACTGTCATCTAGATGATGAAGGTAGGATTATTGGTAAGGCTTTATTAACCACTACGGTTGAGGATATGGATCAGGGTGGTGCTCCTTTTAAGAAGATATGGGAGAACTCCGATCAGAATAATAAACAGGGAAAGAGAACTGCATCTGGGCTTTATCGTTACTTCTGTAGTGCAGCAGAGACTAGGTATTATAATCAGTATGGTATAGCGGATAGGATTAGGGCTGAGCAGGAGATTAGGGATGAGAGGAAGCTGTTAGCGCATGACCCCCGAGCCCTCAGCTCGATTATCCGAAAGGAACCAATTGAGTGGGAGGAAGCCTTCAGGATCGACGGAAGTAAGTGCCTATATAACCCTGAGCTGCTGAATGAAAGAATGGATAGGCTAAGTTGGAAGGATAATTTGACAACAAGAGGTAACTTTGTCTGGCTGAATGGTGACCGCGATTCTCGGGTTGTTTTTGAACCATCAAAGACAGGCCGGTGGGAGGTCACGAAGCTATTTGAAAAGGAAGAGGAGAGCAACAATGTTAGAAAGAATGGCGGTTTATTCTACCCGTCTAACGGTCTGAACTTTGTTATTGGTGTGGACCCTGTGGACCACAACGTAACCGAGGATGGACGGAGATCTAATGGGGCTGGCATGGTACTACAGAAGTATAGCGCGGCTCGGGAGAACGACATCTATAACTATGCATTCGTTGCTAAGTACGCCTACCGTCCAGAATCAGTCCAGATATTCTATGAGGATATGATTAAGATGGCAGTGTACTATGGTGCCCCAGTTTTGTTTGAGAACCAGAAAATCGGTCTCATGCACTACTTCGACGATAGGGGGTATGCGCCATTCCTGATGTGGTTGCCGGAGAGGAACCAGCCGGGTATTGCAGCCAGTGCTAAGACGCACCAGCAGATAGCCGAGCTGACGGAGGATTATATCAACAAGATGCATGATCGGGTTTATTTTAAGGACCTGATCCAAGACTGGCTAGAGTTTGATATATCCAAGACAACCAAGTTTGACTTGGCCATGGCAGCGGGGTACGCCCTAATTGCAGACCAAGTTAAAGTGAATGTGAAAGGAACTGGTCAGATACGAGACGTGTCTGATTATTTTAGGAAGAATAAAATATAAAAATGGACAAACTCCAGAAGACTGATTTTCCAAGTCACCTCATCGATCCAAGAGAAAAGGGTCGCGACTGGGTTCTTCAGTATTGTAAAGCAGCGTGGAGCTCTTTCGAGAACGATCTACCGCGCGAGATCTTTTACCATGCCCGCTACCGTTATGAGGTAATCATGCAGTATGCTGTTGGTAATCAATCAATTAACAAGTATAAGCCGTTGATGCAAGTTGATGATGCATCTAACGAAGATTGGCTAAACATCGACTGGTCAGTCCTACCAATCGTTCCAAAGTTTAGAAGAATAGCTTTAGGTAAATTAAACAAAGTTGGATATAATATTGTCGCTACTCCGGTTGACTCCTTGGCTAATGAAGAGATTCAGGATTACTTTGCTAATCTTAAAGCTAAGATTCAGCTTCGTGAAGAGGCGGCTAAGCTTGACCCTTCCTTGGTGGATTCGCCAGCGCTTCAGCTGTTGCCTAACGAGGCAAAGGATATGGAGGAGCTAGAGATGCAGATGAACTACACGTTCAAGCATCAGATGGCTATCGAGGCCGAGCAGGGTATCAAACTTGTTCTTGAGCAGAACCAAATCGAGAAGCTTCGTGAAGGTGTGCGTCAGGATTTGTTTGACTACGGAGTTGCTGGTTATAAAGAATATATTGATAGCAATGGCGCTATTAAAGTAAGAAAGGTTAACCCTAGAAATATTCTTATCAATAACTGTAAGAATAAAGATTTCTCTGATGCCTCTTATATCGGTGAGATTACCGAGATGACAATCTCTGATTTAAAGCAGATGGCTGGTAATCAGTTTACCGAAGAGGAGTATGAGCAGATCGCCAAGAAACATATCGGCTATTTAGGTAATCCATCTGAATGGCCTTCTTCATTATCTATATATAATAAAGGCTATGATAGATTTAGGATTCGTATTCTTGACTTGGAGTTCTTTTCTGTTAATGAAATGGTCTTTGAAAGCCGTGTTGACAGGAGGGGTAACAAAGTTTATGCTCGTGGTAAATATGATGATAAGAATAAAAGAAAAGATAAGTTTGAACGCGTAGCATACAAGGTGGTATATAAAGGTAAATGGATTATTGGTACAGACTATCTATTTGATTTTGGTTTGTGTACTAATATGAAGCGTGCCAAATCATCTCTGATGGATACTCAGCTCAGCTATCATTTGATTGCTCCTGAGTTCTGGGATATGAAGGCGTATGGTATTATGCAGCACTTAATCCCAATGGCTGATGCTATTCAGATTGCCTTCTATCGTTTACAAAATGCAATCAATCAAGCTAGACCTAAGGGTATCATGATTGAGATGGGGGCGCTAGAGGATATCCCACTTGGTGCTGGAGGAAAGAGATTGACTCCAATGAAGGTGTTGGATCTATATAATAAAACTGGTACGCTTGTATATCGTAAGAGCGACCAGCAGGGACGTATGACCAACTATAAGCCAATTGAAGAATTGGAGAATGGTATCGGTCGTGATGTTATGAATTACTGGCAGATCATTCAAAATAATATCCAGCTCATCCGTGATGTAACTGGTATGAATGAAATGACTGATGGTTCTACCCCCGATCCTCGCACACTTACTACAGTTGCTAAGTTAGCATATGAAGGAACTAATAACGCATTAACTAGTATTGTACATGGTGAAAAGCAATTACTAGAATCACTTGCAAACTCTGTTATCCTTAGACTACAGGATGTGTCTTCTAGTGGAGAAGTTAAGGGTTATGTTCGTGCGCTTGGTTCTAATACTATGAAGTTCTTTAAGACTTCTCCGCACTTAGCTCTTTACGAGTTTGGTATCTTCTTAGAAGATAAGCCAACTGATGATGAGCGTGCTATGTTGCAACAACAAGTAATGGCTGGGCAGGCTAATGGACTACTTGATATAGAAGATGCTATTATTATTCAGAACACTGATAACCTAAAGGTTGCTCAGCAGTTACTGGCATATAAGATTAAGAAGCGTCGTCAAGAAGAGGAAGATAAGGCTATGCGCCAGCAGCAGATGAATGCTCAAGTACAACAGCAGTCAGCTATGGTTGCCGAGCAGGCTAAGCAGCAGACTATTCAAACTGAAGGTCAGGTTAAGAGTCAGCTTATCCAATTAGAGAAGGAGTATGATGCTAAGATCCTAGAGATGAAATATCAATATGAAATGAAGCTCGAGGAGATGCGCATGAAGGGTAAGGTTGAAACAAAGAAGGTTGAGAACAAGGGTAAGAAGAGTGTGACAAAGATTAAGATGGGTCAACCAGATACGGATACTGAAGAGCCTGTAGAGGCAATGGCTGTTGAAGAGGAGATGTTAATGGTACCTGAACAGGCAATGCCACAAGAACAGATGCCACAACAGATGACGCAACAGGCGATGCCAGAGGAGGAAGAAGAAGCTGGAGAGGAAGAAGAGAACGAGGTAGAAAATGAAGAGGGAGGAGAAGAGAATGAGATGGAAGGTGGAGAAGAAATGGAAGGGGAAGAAAAATAATTCTACCCCCATAATCCATTGTTATTCAAAACCTTTGGTAAAACTTTGCATAACCAAATAATATAAATATGAGTGATGAACTGAATTTCAACGAGTTGTCATTAAATGATATTACCGTTGGAGGAAAACCTATAGTAGAAGCTGCGCCAGAACAGGCACCAGAAGAAACTAAAACAGAACCTACCCAAGAACAACAGGCTCCCGTAGAGACTGAGCAGAAGGTAGAAGCCCCTGCCGAAGAAGAGGTTGTCGGCAAGGCAAGACAAGTGGCCCCCAGTTATGAATTCAAAGATGACTTCATTAAGGGTGCCGTTGAGTATTATGAGAAGACAGGTGATTTGACACCATATCTTCAAGCTAAAACTGTAGATTTTTCTACTATGGATGATGCGGCGATTATGAGACGTAATCTCCGCGAACAGTATCCAGATGTTTCTGAAAAGGCGTTTGATCGTCTTTTCCAGCAGCAGGTAGTTGATAAGTTTAAGCTTGACCCAGAGCAGTGGGGAGAAGATGACGTAGAGCTTGGGAAAGAACTCCTAAGATCTGAAGCTCATAAACTCCGCACACAGTACATGGACTGGCAGAAAAAATTTGTGGCTCCGGAACCACAAGCTGATCCAGAAGCTGAAGCTCAAGAATCTGCAATGCAGGAAGCGCTAGCTCAATTTGAGAAAGCGGTAACTGAGAATTCTCTAACCAAGTCTATACTAGAAGCTAAGAGACTTAGCATAAAGACTGGCGATGATGAGTTCAATTATGAGTTGCAGAGTCCTCAAGATATGGTTGAGATGACACTGGATAATAACAAGTTCTTTCAACAGTTCGCGTCTGGTGAAGGCCAATTAGATTATAGTAAATGGTATAAGACCGTCGCCTATAGTCAGAATCCTGAGCAATTTGAACGTGCCTTGATTAATTTTGGTAAGACACTTGGTAGGTCTGAAGTGACGAAAGAAATTAAGAACCCATCTACTACCCCTGTAGGTGATGTTCCAACAGAAAGTTCGGGAGACTTTACAACAGGTCTTCTTCAAGCTTTCGCAAGTAGGGGGATTTCAAAATAATTTATAACAAAAAAAATAATTAATCATGGCGGGTGTTTTAGGAAACATTAACAAAAGTTATGTTTCATCAATCAACTTCCTCGATCAGCGTGAGATCCTGAACAAAGTTCTGGACGTAACTAACGAGGAAATCTCTTTCTTGGATATCATGGAATTGACGAATCGTTCTACTCCGACTTCAGTTCCTGTTTACAATCACTTCGTAAACGAAGAGCTTTATGTTCTCGGTACTGTTAGTGCTGTAACTGGTTCTGGTGTAACTGGTACAACTTCTGCTCCTCCTTCTGTAACTGCTACAATCGACGCTACTGCTTTTGCTTATGTAAACGTAGGTGAGTTGGTTATGTTCCCTGATGGGAAAGTAGGTTACATTACTGGTAAGGCTGCTACTACTAACATCGTTATCAAGTCTGTAGATGGTGCTACATTGACTTTGGCTAGCGGTGACAAGATCTCTTTCTTCTCTAATGCTGCTGGTGAAGGTTCTCTTTCTCCTGATGCTAAGAAGTGGGGAGTAACTAAGTACGACAACCAAGTGCAAATCTTCAAAGGAAAGTTCAGCATCACTGACATCCAGAAGGCTTCTAAGGTTGAAGTTGAGTTCCAAGGTAAACCTTTCTATATGTACAAAGGTCAGCACGAGAGCTTAATGAAGTTCCGTGGTGATATCTCTACTGCTTTGATGTTCGGACGTAAGAGCTCTACTCTGTTCGCAGATTCTGCTCCTGCTCTAACTGATGCTGATGGTAAGCCTGTACAAACTACAGGTGGTATGGATCAGATCGTTACATCTCGTGGTATCAACCAATCTTTGTTGACTGCAGGTACTGCAACTCTTGCTGACATTCAAGCTCTTACTCAGACTTTGAACAAAGCTCGTTGCCCTCAAGAGTACTTCTTGTTTGTAGGTACAACTATGAACATTGCTCTTGACAACTTGTTCAACAACTTAGGTAACAGTGCATTGCTTTCTCAAGGTGCTCGTTTCCAGATCGCTGGTAAAACTTTGGATCTTGGAATTGACACTGTTAAGATCTACGGACGTACTTACCACAAGAAGTATTTACCTCTGTTAGACCACCAGAACATCGTAAACTACACTGGTTCTCCAAACTTTAAGAACAGTGCTTACGGTGCTCCTGCTGGAAAGATTAAGACTAACGACGGTCAAATGTTGGATCGCTTTGGCGTTCGCTACATGGCTGGTGACGGAACTGACCTGAAGTATCGTGAGATCCTTTTAGGTGGTTTGGCTCCTGTTCCAACTAACGAGCGTTCTGTATTGGAGATCCACTACGAGAGCGTACAAGGTCTGGAGATCCTCGGTGCAAACCAGTTCTTCAAGCTTTCCTAAGCTGATTATCAATCAATTAGCTATAGCATACGGTAAGGGGATAAAACCCCTTACCTTTGCTTTTTATCAATAACCAAAAACACACCAGATGAAAAAAACAGAAATGTACAATCAGCTATCTGATAAGCTGATTAAATCAACCATGTTGAAGCCCGGTCAATCTGTAACCTATCGGCTACACAACATTCAGAAAGATCCATTCGATCCAAACAGATTAGCTATCCCAGCTGTAAAGGGAGTCCCAGTTATCGATACAATTTATGATGAGGAGAAGGGTGAGTATGTAGATATTGCTGCTGTTCGTTCTGTCGATGGTCAGGGTAATCACATCTTCCACGAAATTAATTTTTACTCAAATATGGCTGGCCACATGATATTGTCTGGTGGCCGTGCACTTGATCAGGAGATCCATAGTTACTTGGCGCTCTGTGATTATAATGCATCAAAACCTAATAGAGATACAACCAAAGAGGCTATCTTTGAACTTCTTGATGAGAATGCTTCTGCGGAAAAGGATAGTAGAACAAGAAACCAGCGCCGTGAGGCATTGAATGCTGCAGCTGATCTAAGCCAAGAAGAGGTTAAGAATCTTGCTGCTGCTTTAGGTAAGGATGACTCGAAGTCTGTAACAGTTCTTCGTAATGAATTAGAGGAGCTTGCCGATAATGATCCCAAGGCTTTCTTAGATCTAATCAGCAATAAGCAGGTTATTGTTACCGCCACTGTTAACCGTGCCATTAAAAAGGGCGTGATTATCTTTAACCAAGAGCAGTCACGATTCGAGTGGCCAAATGCTGAGGTTATCTTAGTGGTGGCTAGAACCGGTAGCGATGCTGTTGATGAGTTCGTAAGCTTCTGCACCAGCTCGGCTAAGGGCGAGAAGGTGTTTCAAACCATTCAGAGTAAGGCCAAAAAGTGATCCTTAGTTCACAACTGAGCTGAGGTTCATCTCGTGTTTGGTTGTTTGGTGAAAGCCTCCTGTTTCTACAGGGGGCTTTTTGTGTTGTTTTTGCATGATTAATAGCGATCTTTGGCTTAATTTTGTGGCATGCCTGTAATCCCTAATATATCCTTCAATGTAAGGTTTGACCTTACTGGGGTGCCTACGCTCGTCTTAACGGATACTTCTACGATCCCAGTTGGCGGTGTTGGTATCTTTAATGTTACAACGCCTGACGGGTACACTAGGACTGGTAACTTTGCTACCCCCGATATTACGGCTTCTGGCCAATCATTCTCGCTGGCTCTTTTCTTGAGTTCAGCTGGTAGTATACAGAATGGGCAGTACAATATTGAGTATAAGATTAAGACAACAGATAACGTCATAAGTACATTTACAAGAAACTGGCAGATGGCTTATGAGGTTCCTGTTATTAACTTGCGTAACGACTTTGATGTATTTACGCCTAGACTAAGATACTACGATGATACTAACTATCAGGTATCTAACTTTAACAATGGAGCTGTAACTCGTACATGGGCATGGAGCAGTGTTCCTTCTGGGAACCAGAGTGGATCGGGGGCGTATATCCAACTGCAGTATAACAATGCTTACTACGATGCCTACTATACAATTACACTTACAGCATCTACTCTATACACACATCAGGTCTACACATGGTTGACCGTGAACGAGACTGTTGCTAAAACAGTTAACACGTATGCAGCTACGCCTCCAACCCCACTCCAATTTGTTACATTAATTAGTGCTCTAAAAACAGAGCTTGATAGAAGAGTTGACGAGGTATTAGATCTTCAGAATACAAAGAATGACTTTGAATATGCTGAGGGTTTATTCATGCATATCATAGACAAGCTTCGTGTACAAGATCTAGCTAGCGTATACCGTGATTTGAATGATCTGATTGCTGTACTTCACAACTATCAGATACCAACATATGTACCAACAAACTTACCTATACAACCATATAACCTAAGCGCATACAATACTGTGGCTTGGGGTAGTATAACTGGTAATATACAAAACCAAACCGATCTATGGACTATTCTTCAGACGCTAACAATACAGACTAATTATGTACACGATCAGCAAGTAGCAAGTGCTGCTTGGGTTGTAGTACATAATATGGGGAAGAAGCCAAGTGTGAGTATAGTTGACACGGCGGATGATGAAGTAATCGGTAGTGTAACATATAATTCTAATAATCAATTAACAATTTCATTCTCTTCTCCAACTAGCGGGAAGGCGTATCTAAACTAATTACTATGGCAAAAAAGATGCTGGTCAATCTTGACCTAACCAAAAACCAGATACTCAACGTAGCGTTGCAGAATCTTTCGGGCCCTCCCGGTTCACCTGTTGCTGGTCAGGTGTATTACAATACCTCAGATGGTAATGTATACTATTGGGACGGCACAACTTGGAGAAGCGTATCAGGTGATATCACCGAGGTAATCGCTGGTTCTGGTCTTACTGGTGGCGGTTCTAGTGGAGCTGTTACATTAGACTTAAACCCTGATAATACAACGATCGAGGTAAATGCCGATATCGTTCGTATTAAAGACTTAGGAGTAAGTACTGGTAAGCTTGCAGATGGTGCTGTAACTACAATCAAGGTTACAGATTCTAACATCACATTCTCTAAGATCCAGAACATTGCTACGATGACCGTGATGGGTCGTGTGGCTGCTGGAACTGGTGTAGCTAGTGAGATTACAATCTTGGATAGCAACACAATGACTGGAGCCTCTTCTTCTAACTTGGCTACTGCTGGTTCAATCAAGGCATATGTAGATAATACAGTTGCTGGACTGGGTAACCTAGAAGGTGGTTTCGCTGCAGGTTCTGCTGTAAACTTCCCTACTGCTTCTGGTGGAACTAAGAAGGGTGACTACTGGTATGTGACTAGCGCTGGTACTGTACAGGGTGTTATTCTAAATATTGGAGATGTATTGATTGCTAACATCGATAATGCTTCTCCTACATCAAGCTCAGATTGGACTTTCTTAGAGTCTAACCGTGATCAGGCTACTGAATCTGTTCTTGGTGTTGTAAGACTTGCTACTCAAGCAGAAGCTAATACGGGTACAAACGATACCGCTGTAATCACTCCATTAAAACTAAAAACAGTTCTTGATAACCGTGTTGGTGGATATGCTGCTAACGTCGGTAACGGAGCTGCTACATCTTATGCTGTTACTCACTCACTAAATACTGTTGACGTTATCGTGATGATTAAAGACAACACAACACTTGAAGAAGTGTTCGCTGATGTTGTTATCACAGATGTTAATACAGTAACCGTGAGTTTTGCTACTGCTCCTGCGAGCAATGCATACCGAGTAATAATTAAGAAGTAATGAGATTCTTACATAACATATTAGCTAAGGCTGGCCTTATCGTAGATGGCGTTACGCAGTTAAATACAATTGCAAACGCCACTATTGATACGGACAAGTTCTTAGTATCTGATGGTGGTGTTATTAAATATAGAACTGGGGCGCAACTTGGTTCTGATATAGGCGCAGCTAATCTAGCGGCATCTACTTTAAAGCATCAAGTAAAGCTTGGTGAAGCTATAAATAAGGGACAAGCCGTGTATGTGTCATCTGCCGATGGTACAAACATGATTGTCTCCAAGGCTTCAAATGCTTCAGAGCCTACATCATCTAAGACGTTAGGATTAATAGAAACTTCTGGTGTTTTAAATGATCAGGTAAATGTTGTAACAGAAGGATTGCTTGCTGGCTTGGATACCTCAACCGCAGCTGCTGGAGATCCAGTTTGGCTAGGTACTGGTGGAAACTTAATATTTGGTTTAGCTAATAAACCATACGCTCCAGCACACTTAGTGTTCATTGGTATTGTAACTAGAGTACAACAAAACAATGGCGAGATATTTGTAAAAGTGCAGAATGGGTTTGAATTAAAAGAGATCCATGATGTACAGATAACTACAACTCCATCTGATAATACAGTGCTTGCATATGAAAGTGCAACCAGTCTGTATAAGATGAAGTCTATCGCCACACTTCTTGGTTATACACCAGCTAATGCAGCTAGACAATTAACTATCAATGGAACAACCTATGACTTAACCGCAGACAGAACATGGTCTGTAGGTACTGTTACAAGCATAGCTACAACTGGGCCTATCACTGGTGGTACCATTACTGGATCTGGAACAATAGGTATTACACAGGCCACTACTTCAAGTAATGGTTATCTTTCCAGTACAGATTGGAATACATTTAATAATAAGCAAAACGCTTTAACTCTTACAACTACTGGGAGCTCGGGGGCATCTACATTAGTCGGCGCTACATTAAATATACCTACTTATTCATTAAGTGGGTTAGGTGGTGTCCCGTCCAGTCGTCAATTAACAATTAATGGTACTGCATATGATTTATCTGCTGATAGATCTTGGAGTGTAGGTACTGTTACATCTGTTGGGGTGTCTGTTCCAACTGGACTTTCTGTATCGAATACTCCAGTTACAGGATCGGGTACTATTGCAATCAGCTTTACTGCTGGTTATTCAATACCAACAACAGCATCTCAGACAAACTGGGATACTGCTTATAATAATCGAATTACATCTCTGACTACTACTGGTACTAGTGGTGCTGCTACTTTAACTAGTAACACGCTTAACATCCCACAGTATCAAGCTCAGGGTAGCTATATAACTTCACTTACGGGGGAAGCTACTGCTTCTGGCCCCGGAGCCGCCAGCGTAACACTTACTAACTCTGCCGTAATAGGTAAAGTTCTTACAGGGTTAAACGTGACCGGTGGTAGTATATCTGCCACAGATTCTATTCTTACTGCGTTTGGTAAGCTTCAGAATCAGGTTAACGGTCTTGCTGGTGGTGTAACTTATCAAGGTACTTGGAACGCCTCTACTAACTCTCCATCTCTAACAAGTTCAGTTGGAACTAAGGGGTATTACTATGTGGTATCTGTTGCTGGTTCTACAAACTTGAACGGGATCACAGATTGGAAACTTGGTGACTGGGCGATCTTTAATGGTACATCATGGGAAAAGGTAGATAACACAGATGCCGTTGTGTCCGTTAATGGGTTCACTGGTGCTGTAAGTTTAACTACATCAAATATATCTGAAGGCACTAATCTTTACTATACTGATGCTCGTGCTCGTGCTGCTATCAGTTTAACTACAACGGGTTCATCTGGTGCAGCTACTTATACAGGTGGGGTATTAAATATTCCTCAGTATAGTTTGTCCGGGCTCGGAGGAGTTCCTACATCTAGACAATTAACAATAAACGGAACAGCATACGACCTATCTGCAGATAGAACATGGACAATTACAAACATATCGGGTAACTCTGCTACTACATCTCAGACAAACTTCTCAAGTTTAACAGTTAATAGTAACACTGTATTACATGCTGGAAACTATAACAGCTATGCTCCTACATTAACTGGAACTGGTGCGAGTGGAACTTGGGGTATCAATATAACAGGATCTGCTACTACATGGAATGGTCTTAATTTTAATGGTGTTTCTTCAAGATTTACAGGTGATTTAAATACTCTTGGTCTATCAGGCACATCTGGAATTTATAATATTGGTACTGGATATACTAATGGCCCATCTTCGGGTTTATACGGTACATTATTTGGAATATGGAATGCCGATATATCGGTTCAGTTTTGGGCCTCATATAATGGTAATTTTTACTGGAGAAAATCAGTTGGCAATACTTACACAGGCTCCACTTGGCTTACACTATTAGATAGCAGTAATTATAATTCATACAGCCCAACTCTAACTGGCGGAGGAGCAAGCGGTACTTGGGGAATAAGTATTACAGGTAACGCTGCTACTGCTACAAGTGCAACAAATTTATATGGTGCAGGTGGTTCATACATTCAAAGCACTTCTTCAGGAACTTCATATACTGCTAATTATCAAGTAAGAGAAAATTCTGGAGGTGGTAGTAATACGAA